GTGAAGACCCGGGAGATCGTCCTCGCGGCCGCCCTCGCCGTCATCGGTATGGCTGTCGGTGCGCTCATCCTGCTGCGCGCCATCGACAGCCAGCTCTCCCGGCCCCTGACCCGATGAACCGCGCCGACGTGCTCCTGGAGCACGAGCAGAACGTCACCTACATCGACTTCTGCTCGGCCGCCCCTCCCCCGGCGGCCGAACAGGGAGAAGCGGCGTGGTGGCCGTGGGCGGAGGCGGAGGAATCCGTCTCAGGGAAGACGCCCGTGGCCACCACGTCCCTCCCCGCGCGCTGGAGCCCGCGGCCGTGCCGGGTGCTGGCTGACCGGTTCGCCCGCTCCCGGCTCCGGGCCGACCTCCGCGACTGGGCGCTGCTCGTCGCCTTCCTGACCGGCGGGGTCCTCGGCCTCGCCCTGGCCGACCTCATGCACTCCCTCACCCACATCCCGACCGGAGGTACCCCGTGACCGACACCGCGATCGACCTGACCACCCTCGTCCTGGAGAAGGGCTCCCACGCCTGCGAGGACGGCGCCTGCCTCATGGAGGCCCGCGCACTCCTCCTCGGCCGGGAGAAGTCTGACGACCGCCCGCCCGGCACTTCCCCGGTGCTGCACAACTTCGGCATCTCGCTCAACGACTCCTTCGGCGACGAGAAGCGGCAGGAGCTGAAGCGGTTCCTGCCGCGCGACGGGGTGGACCCGCTCGACGGCACCGAGGGCGACGGGCAGGACGAGGCCCGCAGCTTCCTGGCACTGGACTGGCTGATCCGCACCTACACGCCGGCGTTCCTCGATCTGCGTCCGGAGCTGGCGGATGTGGCCGCGGAGCTGCGTGGTCTGCGCCGGATCGTGGACCTGGCCGCGGCTCAGTCCGCCGGCCCGGTGGTGCGAGCTGCTCGTGACCAGTCGGCCGCCGCCGGGGACGCCGCCTGGGCCGCCGCCGGGGACGCCGCCGGGGACGCCGCCGGGGACGCCGCCAGGGACGCCCTGCAACCCACCGTCGACCAGCTCCAGACGTCGGCCATCGAGCTCTACGCCGCCATGATCAACCCCGCGGCGGTGACCGCGTGACCGGCCCGCGCGCAGGTGACATCGGCCCCGTGCGGCGCCGCGTCGACCTCGAGCCCATCCCCGAGTCCGTGCCGGTGGCTGAGCCGTCCCCCGAGCCGGCGCGTCCGCTTGAGCCCTCGCGATGACCACGCCAGCCACCCGGGACTTCGACGGGCTCGACTTCGACCTGGCCGTGGGTGAGGTCTACGGGCTGCGCATCTGGAACATGGACGAGTACGGCCGGCTCCGGGCCCGGCACGTCAGCTTCGCCCGTCCCTGGCGGCCCGGGATCAACACGGCCACCTGCTTCGCCGGTCACTACAAGGCCGGTCGCGGCAGCGGCGTCTTCATCGGCCCCAACGGCGGCTTCAGCGTCGTCGCTCCGCCCCCACCCTCGGAAGAGGAAGTGCCGCCGCCGGAGCACCCGGCTCCCGCCGAGCACTGCAAGTGCGGCTTCTACGCCTACACGATTCCGTCCCACGACGTCGAGGACTCCGCCGGAGTGGTCGGTCTCGTCCGCGGGACCGGCCGGACCCTGATCGGCAGCAAGGGCTTCCGCTGCGAGAAGGCGGAGATCGCCGCGCTCCTCGACCCGGGGGTGACGACGGGCTCTCTGGGCGGCTGCCGGTGGATGCGTGACCGCCTGACCGCCCTGTACCCCGACGTGCCGCTGCTGGGCAGCCGCGACGCCCTGCGCGACTTCGCGCCCATCACCCCGACCATGCCGGACCCGGCGTCCGACGAGTTCTGGAGCCTCCCGTGAGCACCGTCAAGCTCGGCGGCAAGCTGCCGAAGGACAACGACCAGAACGGCCTGGACGACCCCTCGGTCTTCCGCCACTTCCTCACCGACCCGCGGTCCCCGGTGATGGTGGTCGCGCTGCTGCAGACGTCCAAGATCGTCAAGGACATCGACAACTACGACACGGTCCCCCAGATCACCATCCGGGCGATCGAGGTCGTGCAGGGCGATGACCACGGGACCCTCCGCGCGATGCTGCAGCGGATCCACGCTGAGCGGACAGGCGCCCTCGAGCTGCCGGCCGAGTGGGAAGAGATCCTCAGCAGCATGGCCTCCCCGGCCCTGCCGGGGACGGAGCCGGGACGGTGAGCGGCGCCCGCCGGTCGGCGGTGAAGGTCCGCTGGATGCGCGGCGCGGTCACCGGGCCGTGGACGGTCCACGAGACCGCGCTGAAGCTCCTGGAGGACCTCGAGCGCGAGGTCATCGGCTGCGCTGACGGCTACGGCTTTGTCACCGTCGAGGGCTTCGACGGCCGCGAGGTACTCGTCCGCGGCCGCGAGGTCGTCACGATCGAGTGCGTCCGCGAGACGCCGGCCAGCGTGCCGCCCTCATCGGTGGTCACCCGCAGCGGCGACGGAGGAACCGTCCTCGGACCGCGCCATCCCGGTGGCTACGACCCGGCCAGCGCGCCCCAGCAGGTGGCGGCCGGTACCGAGTTCCTCCGGCAGCAGGCCGCGGTGCGCCTGGCGGCAGAGTCCGGTCAGCGAGTCCACCAGTGACCGCCGCGATCGCACTCGACCAGGGCGACGTCGAGGTCGCCGTCCCGGTCCCGCCGGAGCCCCTCGTCGACGTGTCCGAAGACGGCGTCTACGACGGCCTGCCGGAGGAGCAGTACCACGGTCACCGCGAGTCGCTGTCCTCCTCCGGCGCCCGGATGCTGCTCCCGCCGAACTGCCCGGCGCTCTTCCGCTACGAGCAGCTCTACGGCCGCCCGCCCAAGCGGACCTTCGACTTCGGGCACGCCGCGCACCAGCGGGTCCTCGGCGTCGGGGCCGAGCTCGTGGTCGTCGAGAAGAAGGCCGGCGTCGACGCGACCGACCGGCGGACCGCCTACGCCCAGGAGCACGAGAAGGAGATCCGCGCGCAGGGCAAGGTCCCCCTCCTCCGCAAGGAGCTCGACGTCGTCGACGCGATGGCGGCCGCGATCCTCGACCACCCGATCGCGTCGATCCTCTTCGACCCCGACCGCGGCGGGAAGCCGGAGCAGTCGCTCTTCTGGACGGATCCGGCCTTCGGCGTCCGCCGGCGCGCCCGGCTCGACTGGCTCCCGACCGAGCTCACCTCCGCCGGCCGGCTGGTGATCCCCGACTACAAGACGACGACGTCCGCGTCGACGTCGTCGATCGCCAAGAGCGTGCGTGAGTACGGCTACCACCAGCAGGACGACTGGTACCGCGAGCTCGTTCGCGCCCTGGAGGTCGCTGAGGACGTCGCCTTCGTCTTCGTCTTCCAGGAGAAGACCGCCCCGTTCCTGGTGAACGTGGCCGAGGTCGACGCGCCCTCCCTGCGCGTCGCCCGCGAGCTCAACCAGCGGGCGCTCGGCCTCTACGCCGACTGCGTGGCGACCGCCGAGTGGCCCGCGTACTCCGACGAGATCGAGCTCGTCGGCCTTCCCCCGTACGTCCTCAGAGAGTTCGGAGAGATGCCATGACCACCGCCCTCGACCGGGTCGGCCAGCGCGCCGCCGCGGTCCCCTCGCCCGGCCGTGTCGGGCAGGCGACGGCTGTCGAGCAGGCCCGCGCCGTCGCCGAGGTCCAGGCGGCCGTCATGGTCGCGCAGCAGGTCCCGCGCAACATGGAGCTCGCGACCTCGCAGATGCAGGAGTCCTGCGAGCAGAAGGCGCTCGCCGACCGGGCCTTCTTCGCCTACCCGCGGGCCGGCGAGCAGATCACCGGGCCGTCGATCCACCTCGCCCGCGAGCTGGCCCGGTGCTTCGGCAACGTCCAGTACGGCATCAACGAGCTGCGACGCGACGACGAGCACCACCAGTCGGAGATGCTCGCGTGGGCCTGGGACGTCCAGAACAACACCCGGTCGACCGCGACCTTCATCGTCCCGCACGCAACGGATACCCGGAACGGCCGCAAGGACCTGACCGACCTCCGCGACGTCTACGAGAACAACGCCAACCACGGCGCCCGCCGCCTCCGCGAGATGATCTTCGCGATCCTCCCGACCTGGTTCACCGAGGAGGCCAAACAGATCTGCCAGGCCACCATCGAGGCCGGGAACGGCTCTCCGCTGGCCGACCGAGTCAAGGAGGCGATCGAGGCCTTCGCGAACGGGCCGAAGGTCATCGAGGCCCAGCTCGTCAAGCGGGTCGGCAAGCCGGTCGACCAGTGGACCGCCGCTGACATCTCGCAGCTCGAGGTCCTCTACCAGTCGCTCCGCCGCCGGGAGACGACCGTCCACGAAGCCTTCGGCGACCCGGAGACCTCCGTCAAGAAGGACGAGATCACCGGCGGCGAGGCAACCAAGGGCCCGAAGGCGACGCAGGGCCAGATGGGCCGGATCCACGCGCTCCTGAAGGACCGCAACGTCGAGAGCGACGACGGCGTCCGACAGGCGATCTCGGCGATCATCGGCCGCGCCCTCAAGTCCCGCCGCGACCTCCTCCGCACCGAGGCCGACACCGTCATCGCGAGGCTCGAGGAGACCGGGCCCCCGCCGCCGGACGGCGACGATCCGCCGCCACCGGACGAGGACCGCGACGAGTCCGCCGGAGAGCAGTCGTGAAGGGCCTCAGCGAGCTGCTCGGGCTCACCGGCAAGAGAGACGACATGCCCTCCTCGGTGAGCTGGGGCGCGGTGCTGACGGCCAGCGGCAAGCACATCTACGCGGGCACCGTCCCGCACGCTGAGGTGCAGCGGCGCCGCGCCGCGAACCGCCGGGCCCGCGCGTCTCGACGGATCAACCGGACGTCGCGGTGAGCGGCCGCCGCGCGAAGCTCGAACGGAGGCTGGCCCGCACCCAGCGGCCACCGGCACTGCCATCCGCTCGACCGGCGCACGGACCAGTCGGCCCGCAGCGGTACGAGGAGCTGCACTACCGGGCCGACGTCACCACGTCCGACCAGGCCCAGCCAGGCGCGATCCTGGGACACGACGAGCTCGGCCGCCCCTACGAGGTCCTCGACACCGAGTTCACGCCGCCGCAGACCCATGCTGAGGGCCACTTCGACGGCGACGGCTGCACCTTCCCCACCCCCGGGCACTTCCGGCGGTCCGGCACCACGGTGAACCTGCAGTACGCGACGCCGGACAACCTCCGCGCCGCCCTGGTCGCCGCCGGGATCGCGTCATGAGCACCACCAGCGACCGGAACGACCCACGGCTCACCCACGGAGCTGACGAGGAACCCGTCCCGATGGCCGATGCCTACCTCGTCCTGTCCGACGCCGAACGCGCGGCCGGCTTCGTCCGGCCGGTCCGGCGCAGCTACATCCACGTCCGCGAGCGTGGCGGCTGCGGCGCGGTCACGACCATGGGGCTGGCGATCGCCGAGACCTACGCCCGGGACCCGAAGTTCTACGGAGCCACCTACTGCGTCGGCTGCAACATGCACCGCCCCGTCGGCGCGGACGGCGAGTTCGACTGGGACCGCAAGGGCGGCGAGGTCATCCCGGCTGACCGGCTGGCGGTCGGGTCATGACGTCGCTGAGCGTCCACGTCGACGCCGAGCAGGGCTTCCCCCTCGAGCGGTCCAAGCTCGTCGCCCACGGGCAGCTCACCGCCGTCGGCTTGCTGCGCCACGGGACGTCACGCGGCCGGGCCAGTGTGTCGGTGATCGTCACCCTGCCGGACGGCTCCCAGGTGCTCGCCGAGACCACCTGGGCTCTGCTGCGCACCGCGTATGCCGCGCTCGCCGCCTCCCCGATCGTCGCCGAAGAGGTGATCGAGCCGTGACCGCGCCGGCGTACGCGGCGACCACTGACGTCCCCGCCGATCGGTCCCGCGCCGAGATCGAGAAGGCCGTGCGCCGCTACGGCGGCCGCCGATTCATGTACGGCTGGGAGGAGGACGGCCCGGATCCGCGCGCTGTCGTCGCCTTCGTCATCAACGACCGGCAGGTCCGCTTCCTGCTGCCCATGCCCGACGCTCAGGACCGCCAGTTCACCCACACCCCGGCACGCGGGAACCGGCGCTCACCCGCCGAGCAGGAGAAGGCCTACGAGCAGGCCGTCCGCTCCCGCTGGCGGTCCCTCGGGCTGGTCATCCGGGCGAAGCTCGAAGCGGTCGCCTCCGGGATCGTCACGTTCGAGGACGAGTTCATGGCGCATCTGGTGCTGCCCGAGGGTGACACCGTCGGCCAGCGGATGCACCCCGTGCTGGCGCAGACGTTCTCCGAGGGCCGCACACCGCCGTCGCTGCTGCCGCCGGTGCACCTCGCACTTGAGGCCGCGCGGTGACCGCGGTGGTGGGCCTGGACCTGTCCCTCACCGCCACCGGCATCGCCACCCCCGACGGTGTCCAGACCGTCGGCAGCAAGGGCAAGGCCGGCGCGACTCTGCTGCAGAGGTCGGTGCGCCTCCACGACCTGGCGATGGACATCGGCGCGGCCGTCGACGGGGTGGCCAGTCGGCACCGCGGACAGCGTGTGCTCGTCGTCGTCGAGGGCCCCGCGTTCGACAGTCGCACCGGACACCAGCACGACCGCTCCGGACTCTGGTGGCTGGTCGTCGACGAACTGTGCGGGTCGAGCTTCGCCGACGTCGTCGAGGTGACCACCGGCGGCGTGAAGAAGTACGCCACCGGCAAGGGCAACGCCGGGAAGGACGAGGTCCTCGCCGCCGTCGTCCGCCGCTACCCCGACGTCGACGTCACCAACAACAACGAGGCCGACGCCCTGGTCCTCCGCGCCATGGGCTGCGACCACCTCGGCCAGCCGCTCGCCGTCGTCCCGCAGTCCCACCGCGCCTCGCTCGACAAGGTCGCGTGGCCCGACATCGCCAGGAGCAGGCCATGAGCGAAGTCCCCATCGAGCCGGTCAGCGGCCGGCTCACCGGCGAGACCTCCGAGTACGCGGGTGGCCTCACCTTCGGCACCGAGCTGTCCGTGGCCATCGTCCCGCTCCTCGAGCAGGCCCGGGAACTGGTCGACCGGAAGGTGACCGTCTACATCGCCGGCGGGATCCAGGTCGATGGTCGCCTGGTCGACGTCGACGACGAGGCCCTGGTCGCCACCGTCGACGACGACGACACCCGGTACCACGTCGCGATCGAGTCGATCGCCGTGCTGGCGGTGAAGCGGTGATGGTCGCCGCCGCCGACTTCATGGTGAAGGGCGCACAGCTGTCCGAGGACGGCGTCTACCGGTACGAGCTGTCCCGGCTGTGGAAGTCCGCCCCCCGCGACTGCTGGATCATGCTCAACCCCTCCACCGCTGACGCGAACGTCGACGACCCGACGATCCGCCGCTGCATCGACTTCTCCAAGCGGTGGGGCGCCGGGGGGATCCGCGTCGTCAACCTCTTCGCACTGCGCGCGGTCGACCCGAACACGCTGCGGCGCCACCCGGACCCGATCGGCGCGGAGAACGACGCCGCGATCGCTCGGGCCGTGACCCTCGCCCGGCTCCACGGCGCCCGGGTGATCGCCGCCTGGGGCTCCCACGTGATGACCGTCCACCGCGGCCGCCATGTCCGCGACCTCGTCGGCGGGCCGCTGCAGGCCCTCGGCCTCACCCGCGGCCGCCACCCGCGGCACCCGCTGTACGTCCGCAAGGACACCCAGCTCGTCCCCTACTCGCCCGTCTGACCCGAAGGAGCTCCACCATGCCCGACACCCCCGCGGCCGCCGTCCCGGCCGTCTCTGCCCGCTTCCTGTGTCTCATCCCGGCCCCGTCCGGCGACGAGTGGCACATCGCCACCCGCGGCGGCCGGCTCGTCACCACCACCGAGCGGTCGCAGGTCGCCCTCGGCCGCATCGGGGGCCGGCGCGCCCCGCTGATCGCCGCCGACAACGTCGGAACCGGCCAGATGCAGCTGCCCACCGTCGACCTGTTCGAGATGAGCCTCGACCAGGGCTCCGTCCCGACCGCACCCGCCGCCGAGTAGCCGTGACTGCCGACGAGCCGGCCCCGCCGACCGCCCTGACCGGCAGGTCGATCCCCATCAGCCAGAGAAGCGACCTGGCGTTCGTCCCGTCCAAGCCCGCCGGTGGCTGCACGTCGTGCGGCTCCGTGGACACCGTCACCGTCGACGGCGTCCACGGCCGACGCTGCGCCACCTGCCCGCCCCAGTTCAGCCCGACCCACCTCGAGGGACTGGCCGCCGACCGACGCAGCGTCGGCGCCTACGTCCGCAGCCTGCCCCCGGGCCCGTTCCGCCCAGACTTCGCCGGCGACCTGGTCGCTATGGGCCGCGTCGACGCCGCGTTCGCCTACCTCGGCTTCTACCTGCGCCGTGAGATCGGCGAGCGGTTCGACCGGGCCTCCGACGCGATCGGGGTTGCCTGGTGACCGCGCCCGAGAGCCGCACCAGGATCAGCCCGCCAGGCCGCACGAGCGCATCAGTTCACCAGCTCGAATGCCTCACAGATGCCGCAGGGAACGGACGAGGAGTCCATCGTTTGCCCAGGCGGCCATGGCTTGCTGCCGACCTGCTGCACCGTGGCACCACACATCGCGCGCGCCGGCAGATCGTCGACGGTTGTCCCGGTCAGGACGGCGTGCGGCACCCGCAACGTCGTCGAATCGGTCCCGGACATGTGCCTGGTCTGAACCAGCCGAAGCTCGTAGCCAGTGATGAGCCCGCTCTGCGTCATGCCGTTCAGCATGACGCGCCTCGCAAGGACATCCCTGCTCACGCATGGCGCAGCCGCACCCGGTCCTCCGGCACCGACATCACGTGCTTCCCCGCGCCCCACTCCTTCTCGGCCACGAACTCGACTGACGCCCGCCATGAGCCGTCGGGCCAGCGCACCCAGGCGTCCTGCGACCCGGGCCACCACGCGCCGTCGAGCTCCACCTCGACCGGCCGCAGGGGGTCGAAGCGCTGCACCCCCGGGCCGCTCACGACGCCCACGGTAGGTGCGCGGTGACGTGGACGTCGCTCGACCGGTGGACTTGCCCGACGTGCGGCAGCACCGAGGCACCGGATGTCCCCGAGGACGAACTCGCGGCGGCGATCCGCGCCGTGCAGCAGGAGCACGCCGCCGCCCACCCCGCGCCCCGCAAGCTCCCACCGACGTCGCCGTCGAAGATGCGCCGCCGTCGTGCCGGGAGCCGGTCATGACCGCGGCCGCGGTCACCGCCCCATCGACGACCACGAACGAACGGGCCGCCGCGACGATCTGCCGGCACGCGACCGACCTCGCCGAGGCCCGTGAGCTCCTGGAGATATGCGGCATCGTCGAGCCCGGCGGCAGCGAGATCCTGCCCGACCAGACCGGCGGCATCCGTGTCCCGTCGATCGGCCGCATGGCGAACATGGACGGGCCGCCGCCGTCGCCCGTCGACCCTGACGAGCCGCGCGCACGACACCTCACCACCCCGCCAGGGCTGCGTGTCCTCCCCCCGCTGTCTGCTGCGCCCGCCGTACGGAAGCCGCCGAAGCCGAAGAAGGCCGCGGACCGCGACGCCGCTGATGACGGTGTCCGCCAGCACGGCCGGCGGACTGAGGCAAAGCCGCGCGCCGACGTCCCCCGCCGGCAGCGCGCAGCTGTCGCCGTCTGCGGCTCCACCGGCGGATACGCGCGCCACAAGCGGCTGAAGGAGTCGATCTGCGATCCGTGCCGCGAGGCGAAGAACGCCTACTGGCGGGAACGTGACGCTGCCCGGCGCGTCGAGCAGGGACGCCCCTCTGCAGGGGGCCGTAAGAAGGCCGCCGACTGCGGCACCCGCAGCGGCTACATGCGTCACCTCCGGCTCAAGGAGCCGACGTGCCCAGCCTGCCGTGCCGCCAACAACCGGGGCACGGCAGCAGGAAGCCCTGAGGAGGCGCGACTGCTCGCCGCCGGCGTCAACCCTGTCGCCGCGGCCGTCCTCGCCGCAGGAGCTACCGGCGGCGCACCACCAGAGACCCCCACTGAAGGGACAGCGCCGGGAACCATCGGGGCCGACGCTGCAGGGACGGCACCAGAGCCTTCTGGGTCTGGTCATGGGTACGCGGGGCCTGACGCCCAGCCGCAGGTAAGCCCGTCCCGTTCCCACTCCGGAGAGGGCGGGGGGCTCGGCGCGTCAGATGCACCGGCCGCGCCCCCCGCCGCCGGTGACTGGCTGACCCAGGCCCAGCGGTCACCGCACCGGGCCGTCGCTCGCGCCGCCGCCCTCACCGTGGGTCTCCGTCTCCGCGTCGAGACAGCGACCACCGCCCAGCTCGCCGACGGGCGCCTCCTTGCCCGTCTCGACGCCGCGCTCGACGACGTCGCCCGCGCGCAAGCCAGAGCTCCGAAGCAAGGAACTGGAGACACGTGATGGCTACCGCCTCTTCCCCGCGGTCGACCCCACCCCCGCCTGAACTCACCACCGGCGCATGGCGCGACCGCGCCGCCTGCCACGACCATCCCCGGCTCAAGCCCGCCGCCTGGGACGACGGCATCGTCGGCATCCACGAGACCGTCCAGAGACGGGCGAAGCGCATCGGCCGGGCCAAGGCCGTCTGCCGCACCGAGTGCCCCGTGCGCTGGGAGGTCCTCGCCGCGGTCAACCTGGACTACGACGAGGGCATCCGCGGCGGCGAGGACCTCCGCGACCTCAAGGCAGCCCGCCGACGCGCCCGCGCCGGATGGGCCACCTGATGACCACGCCCGAAGAGATCCGCGCCCAGGTCGACACGAGCTACCCGCGCACGCACCCGGACGGGTCCATCAACGCGCAGCACGTCGCCGTCGAGCAGACCCTCCGCGAGCGCCACGGCCTCCCCTCCTACATCGCCGCCCTCGACGGCCCGGGCAAGTTCCGCACCTTCGACGACGTCCACGCGGCCGCGGTCGAGCGCGTCGGCGCCAAGCTCGCCCGGCTCGAGATCGAGGCCGCCGCCGTCAACGCGGTCGCCGTCGCCTCGGTCGCCTACCGGGAGAACCGCCTCGCCCTGTCCCGGACCCTGCGCTGGTCCCTCGGCTACGGCCTCGAGCTGCCCGAGCTCGTGTCCACGTCCGGGCTGCCCGAGGCCCTCGTGCTCGAGCTGCTCGACGAGGTCGACTGATGGCAGATCCCCGCACCTACATCCGGGTGCACGACGGCATGGACGAGCACCCGAAGATCGAGCCGCTGTCCGACGCCGCCTTCCGTCTGCTCCACAAGTGCTGGGCCTACTGCTCGCGGCAGAAGACCGACGGCCGGCTGACCGACGCCGCCTGGCAGAACCGCGGGACGGCGAAGGCCCGGCAGGAGCTCGTCGACGCGGGCCTGGTCCACCTTCCCGGGTTCGAGTGCCCGCATCCGGCCGAGGACTGCCCACCGGCTCCTGGTGGGCACGTGCAGATGCACGACTACCTGGACTGGCAGCGGTCGGCGGCCGAGATCGAGGAGCTCAGCCGGAAGCGGTCCGAGGCTGGCCGGCGAGGTGGCAGAGCGCGAGCAGGAAGCCGGGCAAGTGCCAAGCAAGTGCCTGAGCCGGTGGCAGGCAACGTCGAAGCAGATACAGAGACAGATACAGAGACCTCACTTCGTTCGGTCAGCGACGCTCCGCGGCGCGGCGGACGAGGCTCCCGGATCCCCGACGACTTCGCCGTCGACGACGAGCTCCGTGGCTTCGGTCGAGGCCTCGGCTTCACCGACGAGCGCGTAGACGCGATCACTGCGACGTTCATCGACTACTGGCGGGGTCGGTCCGGCGCGGGCGGCGTGAAGCTCGATTGGCCGGCGACCTGGCGGAACTGGATCCGCAAGGAGGCCGAGCGCAGCCCGCGCCCCGTCGGCGCCACGGCCGCGTCGGGGAGGCCGTCGTGGGAGCTCTGACGCCGCCGCTCGCCTACTTCGGCGGGAAGACGACGCTGGCGCCGCGGATCGCGGCGATGCTGCCGGCGCACCAGCACTACGTGGAGCCGTTCTGCGGCGGCCTGTCGGTGCTCCTGGCCAAGTCGCCGTCGGTGATGGAGACGGTCAACGACCTCGACGGTCGGCTGATGACGTTCTGGCGTGTCCTACGTGATCGCCCCGCCGACCTCGAGCGCGTCTGTTCGCTGACGCCGCACTCGCGCGCCGAGTTCCACGCGTCCCAGGACGTCGACGAGGACCCGGTCGACAACGAGCTCGAGGTCGCTCGGCGCGTGTGGGTTCGCCTCGCCCAGGGCCGTGGCGGCACGCAGCGGCGGACCGGCTGGCGGAACTACGTCAAGCCGCGAGGCTCGTCGATCGGGATGCCCGGCTATCTCGAGGCCTACGTCGACCGGATGGCAGCGGCCGCTGCGCGCCTAGCGCGTGTGTCGCTGGAGTGCAGGCCGGCGCTCGAGCTGATTGACCAGTACGGCGGCGTCGACGACGGCGTTCTGCTGTACGTCGACCCGCCCTACCTCGGCGCAACCCGAAGCTCTGGCGGAGGGTCCGGCTACCTCGTCGACATGCGCTCGGAGGCGGAGCACCTCGAGCTGCTCGCCGCGCTCCGCCGGTGCAAGGCCGTCGTCGTGCTCTCGGGCTACGACAGCGCGCTCTACGCCGAAGGGTTGGCCGGCTGGGATCGCCAGACGTTCCACGCCACCACGAACGGGACCGCAGCAACCGGTGGTCAGGCGACACGCACCGAGGTGCTCTGGTCCAACCGCGAGCTCGCCCACCCGACCCTCTGGGACGACGAGGTGCCGGCATGACGAACGCGATCACCCGGCACAACGTCGACGCCGAGCGGGCGCTCCTCGGGATCCTCATCGACTCCCCGCAGCTCGCCGACGCCTGCGGTGTCCGCCCCGGCGACCTCGACCCCGGGCCCGGGCACGACGTGATCCTGTCCGCCGTCCTCGAGGTGTTCGACGCGCACCGCACCGGCGACCCGGTCCTCGTCCTCGACCACCTCGCTCGCCGTGACCAGCTCGGCCAGGTTGGCAACGAGTCGGCCCGCGCCGGCGTTTACGTCGCCGAGCTCCTCGAGGCCGGCCGCGGCCTGCCGTCGGTGCAGCACTACGCCCGGCTCGTGCGGGAGGCGACCGTCCGCCGCCGGATCTACGAGGTCGGCACCCGGCTGGTGCAGTCGGCGACGACGACGCCGGACCTCGACGCGATGCTCGACGCCGCCTCGGACATGTCGCTGCAGCTGGGGATCCTCGTCGACGACCCCGTCGAGGGCGACGCCCCGATCCCCGGGCTGAGCCTCATCGAGGAGTTCATCAACGAGCCGTCGCCGCCGCACTCGTGGGTGATCCCCGGCGTCGTCGAACGCGCCGACCGGATCATGCTGATCGCCGGCGAGGGCGTCGGGAAGTCGGTGCTGGCCCGCCAGATCGTCACCCTCCTCGCCGCCGGCCGGCACCCGTTCATGCCGAAGGCGATCATCCGGCCGCGCCGCACCCTGCTGGTCGACCTGGAGAACCCCCCCGACCTGGTGCGCCGCAACCTCCGTGGTGTCGTCGGCCAGATCCACGCAGAAGGCCTGGACCTCGGCGGCCGCGCCTGGCGGTGGAACCGGCCAGGCGGCATGGACCTCCGCGGACCCGTCGACCGGCAGCTGCTGGCCCGCGTCATCGAGAAGACCCGGCCCGACCTGGTCGCGATCGGCCCTGTCTACAAGGCCTACGGCTCCCGCCCCGGCGACAGCCACGAGACCGGGCCGGCCGAGTTCGGCGCGGCGATCGACCACCTGCGGGAGCGGTACGGCTGCGCGTTCTGGATCGAGCACCACGCACCGAAGGCCTCCGGATCTGAGGCCCGCCGCACCGACCCGATCGGCTCGTCGTACTGGCTGCGGTGGCCGGAGTTCGGCCTGGTCCTCAGGAGAGAGCCGCACTCGGAACCGAACGTCTACATGCTCGACCGCTTCCGCGGTGACCGCGACGTCCGCTGCTGGCCGGACCAGCTGATCAAGCACGCATCCCGCTGGCCCTGGGCCACCGACTACGACCCGGACAACAAGGACGCCCTGTTCCGGGCGATCGACGAGGACAACGCCATCCCCATCCCCGACACAGGAGGCACCTCATGACCACCGGATCCGGATCTGCGGGCACCGCGGGCGAAGGCTTCCGGGCCGTCCCCGACCCGATCACCTGGACGACCACCGGCGGCGACGTCGTCACCGTGTGGGAGGCCCGGCCGGGTGACTGGCGGTGGCACGTCACCGCGACCAACCACGAGGTCGGTGACCACGGCGAGGGCCACACCCGGAAGGAGGGCGCGGTCGAGGCCGCGCTCCGTCATCACCCGCACGTCGACGACGGTCGGGAGGGGCAGTGACTAAGCGCCGGTTCGGTACGTGCGGCGCCCCCGGCCCCTACGGCGCCCACTGCACCGAGCATGCCGGCCACCGGTACTCCTGCTACGACGCCGGGGAGGACGTGTCGTTCAACGACCGCCAGGACTGGCTCGCCGCGCACGCCTGCGGGGACGCGGACTGCCCCGACAACGGTTACCGAGCGGAGGACCGGTGACCCCAGGGGGAACGGACGTGAAGCGGGCCCTGATCGCCACCGCCGTCGGGCTGCAGCTCCTCGTCCCCAGCCTCGCCGCCCGGCTGGCCGGCTGGCTGTGGGTGCGCTCCGTCGACCGGGCACTCGCCTACCAGCGGGGGAAGCGATGAGCCCCGGACGGCACCGGCCGCCCCCGTGGTGGGCACGCAACCCGGCGCCCTCCGCGGTGGGTGCCGGCGTCCTGGTCGTCGCCCTGGTGATCGGTGTCGCGGCCGCCGTCGGCCCCCGGCCCGAAGTCGACCAGCGGCAGCCGATCACAGCGCAACCCACCAGCAGCCGTGCGTCCGGGACGAAGCCCTGGCCGACCGTCGCAATCCCCTCGATCGGCGCGTCCGGCGCCTGGGACCCCGACGCGACCACGTCGCCGGAGTCGAGTACTCCCACGGTCGACCGGCCCACCGCGACCCGCTGCTCGCGCTGCGGCGAGCGGACGCCCGTCACGTCATCACCCACCGAGCCGGCGACCACCAGCACGCCCGACGTCGTCGAGCACGCGGCCGCGGATCCCGAGCCGGGCGTCGCAGCCGAGCTGCTCGCCCTAGTCAACCGCGACCGGCTCGCCGGCGGCTGCGGACCAGTCGCGCCGCACCCGTCCCTGGCCGACCAGTCCCAGACCCACGCCCAGCGGCAGGCCGCCGACGACTCCATGTACCACTCCCCCGGCGTCACCGGCTTCCACACCTGGGGTGAGAACATCGCCGCCGGCTACGACACCGCGACCGCCGTCCACGACGCCTGGATGCGGTCGGCCGGCCACCGCGCGAACATCCTCAACTGCGGGTTCACCGTCATGGGCGCCGGCTCCGCAGACTCCGCGATCGGCGTCCGCTACTGGACAGAGCAGTTCGCGGCATGAGCCTGGCCGAGCGGTTGACGTTCATCTTCTTCGGGCTCGTCCTGGTGGGATGGCTCTACTGGCTCACCGGCAGAGTCCAGCGGATCCTCACCTACGCCGAGCAGCTGCTCGGCGCCGGCGCCCGACTCCTCGCCGCCGCACCGTCGAAGTCCGCGCCCCGCACGGTCGCCGCGGAGGACCTCCAGCCGCGCACCTGGTGGCCGAAGCTCCGCGCGCTCGCCGACCGGATCCGCACGATCACCGTCGACGAGGACCAGGTGGCCACCGCCGAGTTCGTCGTCCCGGCCGAGCCCGCCCACCTCGAGCTCGACCGGTGGGCCGACGACGGCGGTCGCGGCCCCGCGCTCGCTCCTCCCCCGCCGGCCGTGCTCGGCCCGGCGACCCGCCCCGCACCCCGCGTCGACCTGGCCGCCGGCCTGCGCGCCACACCACGCCGCCGCCCCCGGCCCCTGCCTGAGTCCGACGACGTCGACCGCCGGCTCGCCCGCTTCAGCTATGCGGAAGGACATCACCGATGACCGCAAGCCCCGTCTACACCGGCCGCTGGACCTGCAGCAGCTGCGGCCGAACCGTCGAAGTGACCGCCACCGACCTCGACGTCGCCTGCTGCCTCGACGCCGTCCGCGACCGGCACGCCGAAGGGCACGCCACCGCGACCTCCCCCCGAGTCGCAGCCCGAGCACGGCGGGCCGCATCACGTGCCGCTGCCCGCCGCCGAGCCAAGGAACAGCCATGACCCACGCCGCCATCGACTGCGACCTGTTCCACGACCGGGACGACGACGTCACCGAGGCCCGCCACCCCACGGCCGGCCAACGGGACGCGATGGATCTCCTCGACATCGACCCCGGCCACCACCCGCTCGTGCGGCTCACCCTCGCCGACTGGCGGCGCGTCGACCGCGTCACCGCCGCCATCCACCGCTGACCCGTCCCCGGAGCCGCCGACGTGCCCGACCCCGCCCCTCTCTGCATCGTCGGCCGCCGCCCGCACCCGGCCACCTACGGGCAACTGTGCGACCACCACCGGCAGGAGCTCAACACCTGGCTGCACGACATCGAACGGGAATCGGCCGACCTCGACCCGGCGCCACCCACGTCCAGCCGCTACGACCGCGCCGGCGGAGGCGCGCTCGCCTCCCAGCGCTCCCCCGCCGTCCTCGACGCGATCGTCTTCACCGACCAGCGGTCCACCGCCCACGGCTACCGGCACACCGGCCCGGTCTGCAGCCGGTGCCCCACACTCGCCGGCCGCCGCTGCACGTGCCCGCCGCTCGACTGGCGCCGCGCAATGCACTGGGCCGGCTGCCCCCGACAGGACACCCACCCCTCCTGCCTGCACATCCTCGCCGACCGCGACGAGCACGAGGCCCACGCCGAGCAGCTCGTCGCCGTCCTCAACGTCCTCCACGGCCTGGCGCAGCGGGTTCGGGACGAGCGGCTCCTCAAGATGCCCATCCGCAACGTCGTCGACCGCGTCCCCGGGATGCCGAAGCCCGTCGACGGCTGCGCGTGCAGCAGCTGCAAGGCCGCCCGCTGGATCCGGCCCATCCCGATCCCGCCCACCATCAGCAGCGAACGGAAGATCCTCACCGACCACTTGGACTGGATCGCCCGCCAGGACTGGGTCGACGAGCTCCGCCGCCAGCTCGCCGACCTCCGCGGTCAGCTGCTCCGCGCGAACCGCAACCAGGAGGACCCGCCCCTCTCCGGTCACTGCTACCGGCTCGTCGACGGGGTCGAGTGCGGCGGCACGCTCTGGCCGGCGGAACCCAAGCACTCCAGCGGTTACGAGGACGACGCCCCGGACCGGCCGCGGGCGATCGTCTGCGAGCTGCACCCCGTCGAGCATCGGTGGGAGAGACACGAGCTCGCCCTGTTGTCGCTGATCCTCGAGCGGCAGCGCCTCGACGAGCTGCCCCCGGCCGCGCCCGGCCCACCCCCACCGCCCGCGTTCCCGGCCGGCCCGTCCGCCGGCCACGGCGACCGGCTCACTGCAGTCCTCGACCAGCAGCGACGAGAGGACACCGCGTCATGACCGCCGTCGGCGTCGTCCACTGGCTGCCCGGACACCGTTCGGGGGACTTGTCTGCGGACAAGTAGTACGGTATGCTTCTTCTTGTCCGGCAGCGAGCCGGACAGGAAGGAGAGGGGGTGAACATGGACAAGGTCGTTCGCCAGATCGTCAAGGCCCTCGAAGCGCAAGGGTTCGACGTGATCGAGACCAAGAACGGTCGCCTGCAAGTGGTGGACCGTGACGGGGACTGGATCGCGACGTTCCCGATGCGCTTCAAGGCCGGTACCGGTCTGGACAACGCCCTGGCGCCGCTACGGCGCGCCGGGTTCCGCTGGCCCGACAGCTAGCGGAGAACCGGGGCCGGGGACGCGCGAATCGTCCCCGGTCCCGGGACCCGGTTCCATGTTCCCCGCTCTCCGACCCAGAACACCAGGGAGGTCCCACCGATGACCGACTACAACGCGCGGATCGAGCTCGACTCGCGCGACTACGACGAGGCCGCCGTCGACGTCCTCATGGACGTCGTCGAGCCCTACGCCGGCGTCGTCGCACGCGCGGTCCACGGCGGCCGCGTCGAACTGATCCTCACCGTGCCAGCGGACAACCTGCGGCAGGCCACCATCACCGCGCTGTCGATCGTCCTGGCCACCGGCCACCAGGTCTACGCGCTCGAGGTGCTGCCCACCGACGCCTTCCATCAGCGCATCAACGCGACCACGGTCCCCGAACTGCTGTCGGTGACCCAGACCGCCGACGAGCTCGGGATCTCCCGGCAGCGTGCGCTGCAGCTGGTCAACGCCGGCCAGCTCGACGCGGTCAAGGTCGGCGACACCTGGGTGATCCCGAGGCAGGCCGTCACCTCCCGCGCCAGCCAGCGCCGGCGGCGGGTAGAGGCGGTCGCGGCCGACCTCGACCGCCCTGAGGTCGTGAGCTACCCGTGAGCGGCAACCCCGAGGGCCTGGCCTGGGAAGCCGTGCAGCGCGACGGCGACGCCGTCCTCCCCGACGGGTGGGCCGACCTCACACCCGACGAGCGGGACACGTTCCGCGACGAGCTCGAAGATTGGATGTCGAAGGCGGAAGCGCAGCCGCAGCTGTTCGCCGACCAGGGGGCTCGGGCCGCTCATCTGCACGCGCTGACCGTCCCACCGGGCGACGCCGTCGGCTGGGCGTTCGTCAGGCCATGAGCGATCCGGTCTGGCGTACAGCCGAGCAACTCGCTGTCCTCTTCGACGTCCAACTCCGAACCATCTGGGCATGGCGCCGACGCGGCCACATCACCCCCGTCGACGGCCGCTACGACCTCGCCGAGGTCGTCCGCTGGTACGACGAGCAGCGCAACACGCGGATGGCCGCTCTTCGACAGGGAGTTGCGCCCTCAACCACAGGTCGTGTATACCAATCCGCGGGGCGACCGCATACCCGGAAACTGTCGGCAGGCTCGCCCATCATCACCGCCGTGGACTTCGGCGCGACCTTCGTCGCCAACGGCACCGCGGCCTCCTTCACGCTCCCCGCAGAAGCGCCCCAGCGTGAACCGCAGCCCTGGGACGGCATCGTCGAGTCCGACCTGCCGGGCCCCATCAAGGCCCGCGTCGCTGCTCGCTGCAGCTACCTCCAGCGCATCGGCGTCCCCATCACCTCCGAGCTGCTCGACCGAGTCGCCGACGTCGAACACCGCGACGCCGCCCGGCGCACGCTGCAGCCGGTCAACGAGCCGGTCACCGTGTTCTACATCCGCGTCGGCCAACTCATCAAGATCGGGCAGACCGTCGACATCGCTAGCCGGCTCCGGGCATACCCGCCGAACGCTGTGCTGCTCGCCACCGAGATCGGCGAGCACCGCGAACTAGAAGCCGAACGACACCGGCAGTTCCGTCTCGACCACGCTCATCGCCGCGAGTGGTTCCACCCGAGCGCCGCGCTGATCGCGCACATCAACTCGCTGCGGGAGCAGCCACTCACCCCAGCCGAGCTCGCCGCGTAGCACTTCATCGCGAGGGGAGGTCGCCATGCCCACCCCAGCCCGCGATCTCGCCGCCATCGAAGCCGAGCTCCGGCGCTTCACCGCCGCCCGCTCCGTCAAGGTCGCCGCCCGCGACCGCCGCGACGCCGACATGCTCCGCGCCCTCGCCGACGTCGAGCAGTACGAAGCCGACATCCGCTCCACCGACGCACACCTCGACGAGCTCCTCGACGAACGCGACCAGCTGGTCCACCCCGAGCGGTACGCGCCCGACGCCCGCATCGGCCCCACACCGTGACCCGCGGCCGCCGCCCCTCCATCTTCCAGATCGGCCAGATCCGCGACGACGGCACGACCGTCACCGTCAGCGGCTGGGGCCTCGGCCTCTGCGCCGACAACTGCAACTGCCACCGCCACCCCGTCGGCCGGCACCTCACCCTCTTCGAGGACACGGCCACCGGCAGCCTCGGCCTCGTCCGCCACGGCGGCCCCTGCGCCTGCTGCCAGCCCTGGACCTACGCCGAGCTCGAGGCAGTCCTCCAGGACCTGGCCGACGTCGCCGCCCTCATGGCCGAGGCCTGATGCCGGCGCGCAAGAGCACCACCGAACGAGGCCTCGGCTGGCAACACCAGCAGGACAAGCGCCGCACCCTCGCCCGCCACAAGGACGGCGACCCCTGCCCCTGCCTCGACCTCAACGACTGCGGACCCGCCTGCCTCTGCCGACCACACGGCGAAGGCCTCCCCATGTACCGAGACGCGGCACGCAACCCCGACGGCATGCCGCTCGAGCTCGACCACACACTCGCCCGCTCCCAAGGCGGAACCCGAGGCGACCGCCTCCTCCTCGCCACCTGCAACCGCAGCCGAGGCGACGGCACACGCACCACCGACGCCGTCCCCTTCACCCGCCCCGAGTGGTGGACCGACAACTGGTTCGACGTGCCGACCACCCCGACACCCGGAGATGGCCGGCCAGGTGCTGGCGATCGCCTCGTCGTCCTGCTCTGCGGCCCAGCCGGCGCAGGGAAGACCACCGCCGCCCGCGTCTCCGGCCTCACCGTCTACGACCGCGACGACCCGCAGTGGACCACCGAGACCCAGTTCACCACCGCCCTCGCCCAGCTCGCCGCCGACCCACACGCACGGGCCGTCGTCATACGAGCCGGCGCCACCAGCAGCGCACGCGCCAAGGCAGCCGCCCTCACCGGCGCCACCCACATCTACCTGCTGCTGCTCGACCAGGCCGAGCTCGGACACCGCGTCGCCCACCGCAACCGAGCAGACAAGCACGCGGGCCTCGCATCCATCCGCACCTGGTTCGAACGCTTCGACCGCGACGACGACGTCGAGGACTTCCCCGGCTGGGCTGCGCTCGGCATCAGGCAGGCCGCGACCGTCTGACCATGCACGGAAGTGCATGACGAACGCAGGCCGGTGGATGGCCATGCACGGAGGTGGATGACGGCGTGCCACCACGGATGATCTTGAAATATCCAGCACATGATCATCCTGACCCCCGCGCAGCAGTCAGGATTTTTCTCTCTGGCCCGGTTGCCACCAAGGCCGGGGGCCGCCGGGCGACGGCTGTATGGCCATTCACCAGCGGCTTCCCCGCTCTGCATGGTCATGCATGGGGCGTTCGATGACGCCGCGAAAGCCCGCGGTCCGGCACCGCGCCGGGCCGGTCGAGCGGCGGATCAAGGCCGAGTTGAAGGCCGCTGGCTGGACGGCGACGTCGGTGGGTCCGGCGTCCTCGATCGCGGCGATCGCGGTCGACCTGGCGCAGACGCAGGACCGGACGACGGCCGCGCGGGACAAGGCGGCGCTCGCTCGCGAGCTGCGGATCCAGCTGCAGACGTTCCGCGGACTGTCGGAGCCGTCGAAGGGGGACGCGGTTGACGAGGCAGCCGACGAGCTTTCCGGTGGGGCTGCAGGAGCCGCGGATCCGGATCGTGTCGGCGACGGCAACGTGCGACCGTTTGGGCGACGCCGCCCTGCGGCTGGTTGACCGCCTCGGTCCGAACGTCATCGACCTGATCCCCTGGCAGGAGGGGTCGGTCCTCGACATCTGCGCGACGGACGCGCAGGACCAGTTCGCGGCGAGCGCGGTCGGCGAGGTGGTGAGCCGGCAGAACGGCAAGGGCGGCGTGCTCGAGGTGCGCGTGGTCGCCGGCGTCACGCTGCCGCAGTTCCGCGAGAAGCGGATCCTCTGGACGGCGCACACGTGGAAGACCGCGGCGGACGCTCACGAGCGGGTTGCGAAGATTTTCCTGAGCCACCCGGACCTGAAGTCGCGGCTGAAGGGCAACGGGGAGCCCCACGCCGGCGGGATCGGCTACGGCAACGTGAGCCGGTCGATCAACCTGAAGGACGGGTCGCAGATCCTGTTCTTCACCCGGTCGAACTCTGCAGGTCGTGGTCTGTGGGCCGACATGCTGATCGTCGACGAGGCGCTGGACGTCACCGACTCGGAGCTGTCGGCTCTGCGGTACACGCTCCGGACGGCGGCGATCCGGACGGGCCGGCGGGCACAAACGATCTACGTGTCGACGCCGCCTGATGAGGAGACGCACCACAACGGGGTCGTTTTCGCACGCCTGCGGAAGCGTGCCCTGTCGGGCGCCCGGGGTGTGACGTGGATCGAGTTCAGCGTCCCGTCGCTCGAGGACCTCACGGCGGCCGCGGAGGCCGAGGGGCGGAAGCTGCTCGGCGATCCTCGGTTGCCCGATCCCGAGCTCGAGCCGCCGCCGGAGACGGTCGCGCTGTGGCAGCAGGGGAATCCGTCCCTGGGCTACCTGTTCGACGTCGGCACGCTGCAGGCGGACCGCACGGAGTCCGGGGACCGTGGGTTCCTCGTCGAAGGTCTGGCGGCCCCGGACTACTGGCCGGATCCGGATCCGAACGAGGCCGGCGAGTCCGCGTTCGACTTCGAGGTATGGAAGGCCCGGCGGGATCCGCTGTCGGCGCCGGTGGGGCCGCTCGCGTTGGGCATCGAGGTGTCGCTTCGGAGGGTGGCCACGATCTCTGTCTGCGGGTGGCGGACGGACGGCCGCAAGCACGGCGAGGAGATCTGGTCGGGGCCGTCCTCGGCCGCGGTCGCCGTCCTGAAGAAGATCATCGCGAAGGTCGACCCCGCGACGCTGGTGATCGACAGCCGCGGCAAGGGCGGGTCGCTGCTTCCGGACATCCGCGCTGAGGGCTTCGACCCGCAGGTGCTGACGTCGATCGAGCGGTCGCAGGCCGACGAGGGCCTGGTGCGCGACATCGAGGCCGACGAGCTGCGCCTGCCGGGCGTGCCGATGCCGGAGACGGACGCGGCCGTGGAGTCGGCGACCTGGCGGCAGTCCGGGGACGTCCGGTACTTCGACCGGCGCGCGGGCGGCGCCGGCATCAGCCAGGTGGTGTCGCTGTCCCTGGCCCGGCACGGGCTGCTGACCGTCGCGGCGCAGCCGGTGAAGCAGACCTTGCCGACCGCCCGAGTGATCAAGGCCGATACAGCGGAACTCGCGTCCGTCGGTGTCGGTGACCTGTCGACCGTCGGCTTCTGAGAGAGGGGTGGTGTCGCGTGGCTGAACCCATCCCGCTCCGGTCACCCGGTGGCCGCCCCCGGCGGAGCTCGCCGTCGACGGAGGTCGGCTACTCGTCGCCGCAGGACGAGGCGTCGTGGTGGTCAGTCAACGTCGAGGAGACGCCCGAGCTGCAGTGGCCGTTGTCGATCGAGGTGTTCGACCGGATGCGCCGGCAGGACGCGCAGGTGCAGTCGGTGCTTCGCGCGGTGACGCTGCCGGTGCGGCAGACGGAGTGGCGGCTGGACCCGGCCGGCGCCCGCGACGAGGTCGTCCAGTTCGTCGCCGACGACCTGGGCCTGCGGATCAAGGGCCAGGACGACGACACCCCGCCGGCGCGGACCCGGGATCGGTTCTCCTGGTCGGAGCATCTGCAGAACGCCCTGCTGATGACGGTGTTCGGGCACATGTACTTCGAGCAGGTGTACCGGCCGCTGGGCGCCGACGGTTTCATGCACCTGCGGAAGCTGGCGCCGCGGTGGCCACGCACGATCTCGAAGATCAACGTCGCCATGGACGGCGGCCTGAAGTCGATCGAGCAGCACCCGCCGGCCGGACTGATCGCCGTCGACGGCAAGGGCCCGATCCTCGACGTGACCCGGCTGGTCGCCTACGTCCTCGACCGTGAGGGCGCCAACTGGCTCGGCACGTCGCTGCTGCGGGCCGCCTACAAGCACTGGCTGATCAAGGACCGTCTGCTGCGCACGTGGGCGCAGACGATCGACCGGAACGGGATGGGTCTGCCGGTCTACACCGGCGGCGATCCGAACCTCGTGACGGTGCCGCCCGACGACCTCGACAAGGGCGAGGGGGTCGCCAAGTCCGTGCGGTCGGGGGACAACTCCGGCGCCGGCATCCCCTTCTCGGCGAAGCTCGAGTTGCTCGGCGTGAAGGGAACACTGCCCGACGCGGAGAAGGCGGTTCGCTACCACGACGAGCAGATCGGCCGCTCGGTCCTCGCGCACTTCCTCAACCTGAACGCGCAGGGCGGCTCCTACGCCCTCGCGTCGGTGCAGGCCGGCACCTTCTTCGGCTCCCTCAACTCGCTGGCGCAGACCTTCGCCGACACCACCACGCAGCACGTCGTCGAGGACATGGTCGACCTGAACTTCGGCGTCGACGAGCCGGCACCGCGGGTCGTCTTCGAGCCCATCGGCCGGGACAGCGCCGCTGTCGTGGCAGCCGTCAAGGACCTCTTGGCGACGGGCGCCCTGAAGGCGTCGCCCGGTCTGGATTCCTGGCTGCGTGACCTCCTGGGCCTTCCGGCGAAGGACTACGTCATCCCGCAGCCCAACCCCGCCTCTGGAGGCGACCAGTGACCCGTGATCCCCGAATGCCCGCCCTGGCGGACCTGCCGGTCGAGCAGCCCCGCGAGTGGTTCCACATCGGCCCAGCCCGCGCAGAGGTCGTCGGTGACCAGTCCGGGGGCGAGAACAGCGAGCGGAAGACCGCCGACGTCTACATCTTCGACGCGATCGGTGGCTGGTCAGGCACCACGGCCACGAGCTTCGTTCGCGACGTGGCTGCGCTGGACGTCGACCACATCGACCTGCACCTGAACAGCCCCGGCGGCAACGCCATGGACGGCGTCGCGATCGCCAACGTGCTCCGCCAGCACCGGGCCGAGGTCACGGTCTGGGTCGATGGGATGGCCGCCTCCGCGGCCTCGGTGATCGCGATGGCCGGCGACGAGGTCGTGATGGGCATCGGCTCGCAGATGATGATCCACGACGCTTCGGGCTACGCGTTCGGCCCGGCGTCGGAGATGCGCAAGGCCGCCGAGATGCTCGACTCGACGAGCAACGCGTACGCCTCTGCGTACGCGGCGAAGGCCGGCGGGACCTCAGCGGAATGGCGCGGGGTCATGGTCGAAGAGACCTGGTACACGGGCGAGGAAGCCGTGGCCGCGAAGCTGGCCGACCGCATCGCCACGGCCGAGGACAACGGCCGAGCATCCGGCGAGCAGGTCGTCCCCGGCAGCTCGACGCCGAGCTTCTGGGACATGTGGGACCAGCTGGCGTCTGCCGACCGGCACACCGAGACGGTACGCAAGCTGTTCGCCTACGCCGGCCGCGCCGAGGCTCCTCCTCCGCGACTGCCGGGTGGCGCCGACCTCGTCGTGCAGGGGCGGCTCGTGACCGCTCTGACCGGTGCCCGCCGCGAGATGAGCTCCGAGGGGCTCCTCCACGTGGCACCCGACGGGAAGCGGATGTCCTACGCCGCCTCCCCCCAGACCCCCGCCGCGTCCGCGAGCGGGTCAACGCACAAGGAGAGGAGCACGCCCGTGCCTTTCACGGACGAGCAGCTCGCCACCATGCGGACGACGCTCGGACTCGCGGCGGATGCCAGCGAGGACCAGATCGTCAGCACGGTGGCAGAGATCAAGAAGGACTCCGCCAAGGAGCCGAACGCGGCGCTCCCCGAGGGCGCCGTCGCCATCGACTCCGGTGTGCTCGAGCAGCTGCGCACCGACGCGGCCTCGGGGCGCGCGGCGCGGGAGCAGCAGCAGGCGGAGCGCCGCGAGCAGATGGTCAACGCGGCCATCAGCGAGGGGCGCACCACGCCGGCCGCCAAGGCGGCTTGGCTGAACAAGCTCCAGGTCGAGGGCGAGGTCGCCGAGCAGCAGCTCGCCAGCCTGGCCAAGGGCCTGGTGCCGGTGGCCGAGCTCGGCCACGACCAGCAGCCGGCCGCCCAGGAGGACCTGGGCTGGTTCGGTGCCGTCTCCACCACGACCAGCCGGGAGGGCTGACCCATGGCCAACGAGAACGTCGGCGTCTACGAGCCGGGGGTCGACCTCACCTGCCACGCCTCGGCTGCCGTCACCGGCAAGCGGTTCGTTTCCATCACCGGCAACCGGCAGACCGCGGACAACGGCGGCAACATCACCGTCGCCCACACCGGGGCCGGCGCGAAGGCGTTCGGCGTCTCGAAGTACGACGCCGCGTCCGGCGGCAAGGTCGGCGTGATGCGAGGCAACTCGCGGGTCACCTACGTCAACTGCGCCGCGAACCTGGCCGCCGGTCAGGACGTCGAGTCCGACGCGTCGGGTCGAGCCATCGTCAAGGCCAGCGGCGTCGCCGTCGGCTTCGCCGTCACCGCCGCCACCAGCGGCGCGGACGCCGAGATCTCCCTCTACTGAGCCCCGAGGAGCCCAGACCATGACCGCACCCGTGTCCTACCCCCTCGGGGCGCCGGTTCTCACCGGCAACACCCTGACGGTCGACACCGCGCTGAAGCAGCCGGGCCGCATCACGAAGCGGATCGCGGACCTCACGCTGCAGAAGTTCATCGTCGACCGGATCTTCGCCTCGTCCGGGACCACCGTCGCCTCCGGCGCCGTGATCTTCGACCAGGCCACGTCGAACCAGCTCTACACCAGCCGGGACGTCGAACGCCGGATGCCCGGCGACGAGTACCCGATCGTCGGGGCCCCCCGGACCGCGCCCCAGGTGGCCCTGTCCGAGGACTGGGGTGGCAAGTTCTGGATCTCCGACGAGGCGGTCCGGCGCAACGACAAGGTGTACTTCGACAACCAGACCACCGCCCTGGCGAACACCATCGTCCGGAAGGTCAATACCCGGGCGATCATCACGCTCGAGGCGGCGATCGCCGCGCTCGGCGGCGCCGGGGTCATCACCGGCGTGAACTGGGGCGCCGTCGTGACCGGCGGCTCGTCGCAGTCGAACAACAGCCTGTGGCCGGCGGCGGACTTCGCCAAGGCCCAGCTGGCTGCCGACGTCGACGAGCTCGGCGTCGTCTACGACCTGTGGCTCGTCAACCCGACGCAGTACGCGGCGCTCGTCACGGTCTACGGCGCGAACCTCGGGGAGCTGCTGCGCTCCAACAGCATCGAGCTGTTCGCCTCCAACCGGGTGCCAGCGGGCACGGCCTACGCCGTCGCCCGGGGCCAGGTCGGCTTCCTCGACTACGAGCAGGGCCTCGCCACGGAGACGTGGCGGGAGCCGAAGACGAAGCGCCAGTGGGTGCAGTCGTCGGTCATGCCGATCATGGGCGTGACCAACCCGTACTCGATCAAGAAGTTCACCGGGCTGGCCGGCTGATGGCCGCCGTGGAGCGCGTGGTCAAGCACGCGGTGTTCACCTACCTCGACTCAGACGGTGTCTACCGCACGGCGCTGCGCGGCGAGACGATCTCGATCGACGGCGACGAGCTCGCCCGCGGCGAGCGGTTCGACGTCTTCTTCGACGACGACGAGGCCGCCGACGTGAAGCCGCCACTGGACGGCGCCCTGGTCGGTGACGACGAGATCCTCGACGGCGAGATCGGCGAGGTCGACCTGGTGGCCGCCGTCGCCAGCCTCGACGACGAGCAGCGGGCGGCCCTCGCGGATGCTCTCGCCGCGACCGCCCCGTCGTCACCCGCCGGCGCGCAGCCGACCCCGCTGGACCGGGATGCGGCCGCGGCGGGGGCGGACGAGCTGTCGTCGACGGGGGTCGTCGCCGACTCGGAGTCCGAGCCTGAGCGGCCGCCGCAGACGGCGAACAAGGCCATCTGGCTGCAGTTCCGCGGTCTGGGTGACCTGACCGAGGAACAGGCCGAGGCCATCACGGTCAAGGAGCTGAAGGACGACGAGTTCATGGCGTCCTACCAGCGGCCGGCGGGCGACCCGGGCGGCCAGCCCGGCGCCGGCGCCTGACCGCCTGACGGGAGGAGGTCCCGGATGTCACTGCTCACCGCGAAGGACGTCCGGGACCTCGTCCCTCAGGAGGACTTCTCCGACGACCAGCTGGCCGTCACCATGCGGCTGGTCGCCGGGTGGCTCCGCGAGGACTCCGGGCTCACGGAGCTCCCGGACCCGCTGCTCGACACGCACGCCCTCTGGTCGCCGGCGCTCGAGCTCGTCGCCCTGGTGGCGGAGAACCCGACGTCACTGGCTTCCCGGACCTCCGGACCGACGTCGGCGACCTGGCCGCAGGCTCGGCGCCGGGATGCCATCCGAGCAGGGGTCAGGGCCACCTACCGGGCGGCCACCGGCGGCCCGCGGGGCTCGTTCCCGCCGGCGCAGCCCTGGCCGGACCCTGCGCTGCCGGCGAAGTACTGGGACCCGGTCCGCCAGGTCTGGTGCGTCGCGTGAAGCTCGGTAACCACACGATCGGGCTGCGGAAGCGGATCCCGCGCGTCGACGGCGACGGGCAGCCCGTCCGCACCCCGATCGGCGCCCAGGTCGTCGACGTCGTCGACGCCAAGGTGCGCTGGTGCCTGGTGACACCGTCGACGGCGCGGTCGCTGGACAACGACGAGCCCGAGGACCGGTCGGCGCCGATGACGACCGGCATGACGCTGCTCGCCCCGCCCGCCGGTGTGGCGGCCGTCGGGGGTCTCGACGCGGCCGATGTCGTCATGTGGCCGATCACCTCGGAGGAGACGGTCGACGGGGCGCTGAAGCTGTCCGGGCCCGTCTATCAGGTCGACGGAGAGCCCGGGCCGTGGGCTGAGGCGCTCCAGGCGCAGCTGAGGAAGTCGAGCTGATGGCAGTCGACGAGTTCTACGTCGTGTCGACGACCCTGAACCCGGGTGTCCAGTACAACGTGACGCGGGCGGAGATGGAGCTGCTCGCGGAGCTCGGGATCCTCATCGGCGAGCCGGTCGCCCCCGCCGAGGTCCTCGACAGCCAGCTCGCGGACCTGATCAACGACATCAACTCGCTGGTCCACGCCGCCGTCGAGCAGTTCCCGCCGGGCCCGCACACTCACCTCGCGGTCGACATCTCGGACTCCGGTTCGGTGGGCCGGGCGCTGCTGGCCGCGACCGCTGCTCTCGGCGCGCGCGCCACGATCGGCCTCGACCAGGTCGACAACACGTCCGACGCCGCGAAGCCGGTGTCGACGGCGCAGCAGGCGGCGCTGAACCTGAAGGCACCGCTGGCCAGCCCGGCCTTCACCGGCACGCCCACCGGCATCACGAAGGCCCACGTCGGACTCGGCAGCGTCGACAACACCTCCGACGCGAGCAAGCCGGTATCCACGGCGCAGGCGGTGGCCGACACCGCGGCGAAGGCCCGGGCCAACCACACCGGCACCCAGGCAGCGGCCACGATCTCGGACCTGACCGAGACGGTGCAGGACATCGTCGCGGCGCTGATCGTGGCAGGCACGAACGTCACCACCACGTACGACGACGTGGCCAACACGTTCACGATCAACTCCTCCGGCGGCGGGGGCGGGACCACCGACCCGGAAATCGTCCGGGACACGATCGGCGGCGCGCTGGTCGCCGGCGCCGGCGTCACGATCACGGTCAACGACGCCGGGGACACGATCACCATCGCGTCCACGGCGGTCCTGCCGACCCGGCAGGTCGTGTCGGGCACCGGCCTGTCCGGCGGCGGCGATCTGTCGGTCGACCGGACCCTGGCGGTCACCTACGGCACGACGTCCGGCACCGCGGCGCAGGGCAACGACAGCCGCATCGTCAACGCGGTGCAGACCGGGGACGCCAGGGTCACCGCCGACCAGGCCGCCGGCACCGCCTCGATCCGCACCATCGGCACCGGCGCGCAGCAGGCGAAGGCGGGCAACTACACGCCGCCGATCGCCGACCTTCCCGCCGGGTCGACGCTCTACGTGGACCAGAACGACCCGGCCGGGACCTGGCCGAACCGACCGACCTCGCGCACCGACATCAAGGTGATCTGGACGAAGACGGTCGTCGGCTCCTCCGACCCGGCGGCGGCCACCAGCCCCGCTGTCAACGGCGCCTACTCGAAGGATCTCGTGGTGGGCGTCTGATGGCCGTCTTCGTGCTGATCGGCCTGGCCCTGAAGGCGAAGGGACGTCCAGACCGTCCGGTGTCACCGGCAGTCGGCGGCGGCAGCAACGTCGTGGCCTCGACCGTGACGACGACGGTCTGATGGCCGACCTGAGCGTCCCGCTCTCCGACACCACGATCGTCGACGGCCAGGCCGGGCACGCGGCGCTTCACTCCGAGGTCGCCGACTACACCGAGACCCTGCGTCAGTGGAGCCGAAACCTGCCCGTCCCGGAGACGGTCGCCTCGGCCTGGCCGAACACAGTGCTGCTCTCGTCGTTCGCCGGGGCCACGCCGGCGGACAAGCTTCGGGCGGCGATGACCTACGGGGCGGCGCAGACCTTCAAGCCCGCGATCCTCTACGTGCCGACCACCGACGTCTACGACGCCGGCGCCACGCCGTTCCAGCTCTACGACGGCTTCAAGCTGCTCGGCACCGGCACCGAGAGCGAGTTCGGCTACGGGTCGAAGATGCAGGTCCGGGGCACGAACGGCGTCTTCGCGCTGAAGCCCGGCGCCGGCGCCCGCACCCAGGGCGTCGTCCTCCGGGACATCGACTTCGAGGCCAACGTCAACACGGCCGGGATCTTCCAGGAGCAGGCGTCCAACGGGTCGCAGGGCATCCTCGCCTACTCGCACATCGAGAACTGCTCGTTCGACAACTTCAAGTGGCTGATCCGGCTGCCGATGCTCGGCTGCTTCACCAACGGCGGCGGCCACGTCAACAACTTCATGGAGGACCCGGTCCGGATCTCCGGGTCGGACAACATCCTGTGGCCCGACGGGCTCATGTACGACATGAGCTACTTCGGCCCGACCACCTACGGGCAGCGGGCCACCGAGTACCTGTTCGAGGCCGCCAGCCTTTCGAAGACCTACGTCGGGCCCATCTACATCACCGGCGACCCGGGGACCGGCGTGCACGTGACCGGCAGCAACGTCGGCCAGCTCGTCTTCAATGGGGTCCGCTCCGAGGGCCGGAACTCCGGGCTCCCTTCGGCGGGCGCCGCGTTCCGGATCGAGGGCGCGAACGGCGTCACCCTGCGGGACTGCTGGGCGTCCTACGCAATGGCCGACCCGTCGGCGACCGGCCGGGACGACGCCGGGGTCATCCACGTCGCCGGCACCTCCCGGGTGCTCATCGACGGGCTGTGGACCGACGCGGGCAGCAGCACCCGTCGCCAGACCGTGCCCACCGTCTACTGCGCATCGGGCGCGACCGCTCGGGTGCGCAACACGATGCGCGGTATCAACTGGCCGGGGTCCGACGGCCTGCCCCGGTACTCCGGTGCCGGGTCGATCTCGGTGGACGACTCGATGGTGGCGCTCTAGTGGCCGTACCCGTCCTGCTCACCGGGGCAGGCGACTACGCCGAGTTCGTCTCGGCCACGACGACATCCATCGTCGTGAGCAAGCCCGCGAACACCGCCGTCGGTGACCTGCTGTACGCCGAGGTCTACACCCGGAACACGACCGCGCCGTCCACGCCTTCGGGCTGGACGTCGGTCCCGTCCCCGGCGTCACCCGCGCAGACCGTCGGCGTGCTCCGCATCTTCGTGCTGCCGGTGCCCGACGCGACCGCGCTGGGGTTGCTGCCGGCGTCGTGGACGTTCACGACGGCCAACGGCCGGGCAGCGGCGCGCATCTCTCGCATGACCGGTGCCGACCTGGCCGCCCCCGTGGACTCGATCGGGAACTGGGTCGCGTCGCAGGCGGGGAATACCCCCATCCCGCAGACGACGACCGTGGCAGCGAACACGCTGCTGCTGGCCAACGTCGCGCTGAACACCACGTCGGGCGCAGCTCGTACCGCCATCCCCCCGGGCACCATGACCGAGGCGTACGAGATCCTCGCCGGGGCCAACCCACCCGCCACGGCGCTGTCGCTGCACACCGAGTCACGGCCGACAGCCGGCGCGACCGGCACCCGGACCGTGACCTACTCCTCGGCGGGGCTGGAGTCGGGGGCCGCGTACCTGGTCAGCATCAAGGGAGCGGCAGGCAACACCCCGCCGACCGCTTCGGCCGGTGCCGACCAGGTCAACGTCGAGCCCGGTGCGACGGTCACCCTGACCGGCACCGACGGCGACACCGACGGGACCGTGGTCACCCGGGCGTGGGCGCAGACAGCGGGTTCCCCCTCGGTCACGCTGTCGGGCGCAGCGACGGCGACGGCGACCTTCACCGCCCCGCTGACCCTGGCCGGGACGACGCTCACGTTCCAGTACACGGCGACCGACAACGGCGGTGCCTCCACCTCGGACACGATGACCGTGACTGTGCTGCCCGCCTCCGAGCGAATCATGCTGTCCGGCTCCTGGGTCCCCGCGCGTATCCGGAATGTCTGACGCTCCTTCGATCCACGGGGACGGGGAGGGCTCATGGCGCGCGTCGTAGTCCACGAGGACGCCCTCGACCAGGTCGACACCGAGCCGACGATGCGCCGCATCGCGGAGGCGATCGCCTCCGACGCCCGCACGCTGGCGGAGAAGGGGCGGACACTGGGCCTCAGCTCCGGCATCAGCGTCACCGAGGTCTCCGACTCGCACGCGATCATCGAGTCGACGGCCGCCAACCCGCGGTCCTCACCGGAACACGCCGCCTACCCGTACTGGGTGGAGAAGGGCACTCGCCGGTCGAAGGCGAAGCCCTACATGCGGCCGGCCGCCTACAAGTACCGGTCGTCGTGAGCTCGCCGCTGTTCCGGCCGACGTCGCTGCTCGTCTGCTCGGCGTGGCTGCGGCTGGCGTCCGGCGTCCGGGTCGACACGAAGCTGCCCGACACGGTGGACGAGGCGCTGCGCACGGACGGATTCATCCGCATCGGTGGGGCGCTTGGCGGCGACCCGGGCCTGGAAGTGCCCATGCGGAATCCCGTGGTGTTCGTCGAGTGCTGGGTCGCACCGAATCCCGGCGGCCAGGGAGACCCGCAGGAGACGGCGTGGCTGACCGCTGATCAGATCGCCGCCCGCCTGCTGGAGGCCACCTGGGACCGGCAGCTGCAGGGCGTCGACGTCGACCTGTCGACGTTCGGCAACTACGCGCCGGCACGGGTGCACGACGTCATCGCGCTCACCGAACCGGAGCGCGTGGAGGAAGAAAAGTCCGACTTCGCGCGGGTCGACATCGACCTCGCCTTCACCTGGACCCAAGGAGCCTGACCATGCCCACCGTCCGCGACACCATCAACCCGCTCAACGAGCGGGAGGTCTCCGAAGAGGAAGCCCTCGATCTCGATCGCATGGGTCTCCTGCTGAAGAACCCCAACCGGGCCAAGAGGCCCGACACGCTCCTCGCCGTCGCCACCCGTCAGGTGGTCGAGCAGCTCGAGGGCACCGCCACCGTCCCCACCACCGCGCCTGCGGTCGTCATCGGTGTCGGCGACCCCGCTGACGACCCGATCGTCGACGACGAGGACGAGGACGACCAGGACCCCGGGGCTCCCCCGGTGAGCACCACCGACGACACCCCCAACAGCAACCAGGAGAGCTGACCCATGGGCATCACCGCCACCAACCTGTTCGCCGGTCCGGCCGACGTCTTCGTCGGGCCGTTCGGCGCCACCGAGCCGCTGCACGCGCTGGCCCTTCCCGTGTTCCCGTTCCGGGACGTCGGCGCCACCGGGGCGGAGGCTTCGCTCACCATCGGCCAGACCTACGTCGACCTGGTGGCCGAGCAGATCGCGATGGCCGCCGGCGCGGAGCTGTCGGAGCAGATGACGAACATCACCGTCTCCTTCGCCGAGCAGACGATGCCGAACCTGCGGACCGCGCTGAACATGCCGAACCCCGTCGGCACGAGCGAGGTGCAGACGATCAGCCTCGGGTCGGCCACGGCCGGGACGATCGCGATCACCGTCAACGGGCAGACGACCGGGGCGATCGCCTACAACGCGTCGGCGGCCACGGTGCAGACCGCTCTGGAGTCGCTGTCCAACGTCGACGCCGGCGACATCGTGGTCACCGGCGGCCCGCTGCCCGCGGCGGTCACCCTGACCTTCGGCGGCTCGTACGCGGGCACCGACGTCGGCCAGGTCACCGTGGCCCCGACCGGCCTCACCGGCGGCACCGTGACGGTCGCGACCGGCACCCAGGGCGCGCCCGGCCCCACGCTGGCGATCAGCGGCAAGCTGCTGAACACCGGGCCCAACTACACGTCGGTGCTGCTGCGCGGCCGGAAGCCCGGCGGGGGGATGCGGCACGCCGTTGCGCGCCGGTGCCTCTCGACGGAGAACATCGCGCTGGCGTGGAAGCGGGGGGAGCAGAAGTTCATCCCGGTGACCTTCAAGGCCTACTACGTGTCCGACTCGATCGACGCCGTCTGGGTCGAGGACCGTCAGGCATGAGCACCCCCGCCGTGAAGAAGACGACGGTCAAGAAGACGGCGGTCAAGCGCTCACCGCGCGCCGCCAAGCCGACCGCGGGGGCATCGACCGCGATCTCCGAGGAGGAGTTCGCGGCGCTCCGTGAGGACCTGGGCGAGCAGGAGCTCGCTCCGGGAGAGATCCGGCCGGTCATCATCGGCAAGCGCGGCCGCCGCGGCGACGTCCCGGTGGCGATGGTGACGCTGTTCGAGCTGGACGACGTGCCGTACCAGATCCCGCGGAACCCGTCGGCCGCGCTGGTCCTGTCCTGGCTGCTCGACGCACAGAAGGCCGGCACGGCGAACGCGAACTTCAAGATGGGCGTCGAGCTGCTCGGCGAGGAGCCCCTCAACGCGCTGAAGGCCTCGCCGGAGGTGGAGCCGGAGGACCTCGCCGACATCTTCTCCAACATCGGCACGGTGTTCTTCTCGTCGGAGAACTATCAGAAGGTCATGGCGGCCCCGGACCCCTCGTAGCGCGGGTCGAGGAGGTCCTCTGGGTCCTGGACTGCCTCGACGACGTCGTCGACGACATCTCGGTGTTCCACCGCGTCGACGAGCCGCTGGAGCTCCCCAGCTCGCGCTTCTTCCAGCACGCGCAGCGCCTGTACGTGCGAGGCGGCGCGGTCACCGCCGCTCTGGCCACCGCCGGCCCAGTCGGCCGAGAGGAGATGATCGCTCCGCCTCCTCCGCCCACCTCGAGCGCCCCGGGGATCTCTGCCGGGACCCCTGACGACATCGCCGCGATGGCTGCCATGTCACAGAACCCGGGCTTCCCCGGCATCGGCTACAGCGGGGGGTGATTCGTGGCGTTCAAGGGCAGGAAGGTCGCAGACGTCTACGCGGAGCTCCACCTGGACAGGGACTCTGCGCAGGCCACTCTCCGCGGGTCGGCGGCCGCCTTCGGCCCGGACGCCGACCGGGCGGGCCGGGAGCTCGGCAAGCGGATGACCGACGGCCTCGCGAAGGCTGTCGAGGCGTCGTCGGCACGGCTGGTCAAGGCCCGCCGTGCCGAGGTGGACGCGTCGAACGCGGTCACCTTGGCCGAGAGGCGACTGCTCGAGGCCCGCCAGAAGGGGATGACTGAGGGGTCTGCCCGGGCTCTCGCGCTGACTCAGGCTCTCGAGAAGGCGCAGTACCGGCTTTCGCAGGCCCAGTCGAACACCGTCACCTCCACGAGGAAGCTCGACGATGCGCAGCGCAGCCTGGCGTCGTCGATGGGGGCGCTGGGGAAGGACCTGGGGCCTCAGGCGCAGAAGGCCGGGGACGACGCTGGCGGCAAGCTGGCGCTCGGCATGCGGATGTCGCTCATCCGCAACTCGCCGCTGATCGTCGCCGCGATCGGCGGGGTGCTGGCAGCCGGCGCCCCCCTGATGAGCACGGCGGCGGTAGCCCTGTTCGCCGGCATCGGCATCGTTGCGGCCGCCCAGTCGGCGAAGGTGCAGTCGGCGTGGCTGGGCACCTGGCAGCAGATCAAGGCCGGGGCGATCGCCGACGCCGGCGCGATCGAGCCGGTGCTCGTGGGCCTCGCCGGCAAGGTGAGCGCCGGCTTCGACCGGATGCGCCCGTCGCTGCGCAACGTCTTCTCCGACGCGGCGCCCCAGATCGAGGTCTTCGCCGGCGGCATCCTGGACCTCGCCGAAAACGCCCTGCCCGGGCTGGCGCGGGCCGTCGAGCGCGGCATGCCGGTCACGAAGGGTTTCGCTGATTTCCTGTCGAAGACCGGCACCGGCTTGTCGGACTTCTTCGACAAGATCACCGACCACGGCCCAGCCGCAGGCCAGGTGTGGTCGCAGCTGGGCACCTCCATGCAGAAGCTGCTGCCGACCCTCGGTGAGCTGCTCGGGCAGGGCGCCGAACTGGCCTCCGACGTGCTGCCTCTGCTGAATGGCGCGCTCGGCGGCGTGCTCGGCGTCGTTGACCTGCTGGGGCCTGCACTACCCACGGTTGCGACCGCATTCGGCGCCTTCAAGGTCGGCGACATGGTCGCCGGATGGATGGGTTCCGCCGCTACTGGCATCGGCAAGGTCGGCGACGCCATGGGTGGGTCCGAGGAAGGTGCTGGCGTCTTCTCCGGGATGCTGTCCACGATCGGGGACAACGCCGAGTCCATCAGCGAGAAGGCCGGCCCGATTCTGGGCGCGGCCATCACCGCGGTCACCGTCATCATGGAGCGGGCCAGCGAACAGGCCGCCGAGTGGGCGGATGCTCTCCGCCAGGGTGGCGCCGCGGCCGACGAGACGCGCGCCACGATGGGCGACTACCGAGCGGCATTCGATGAAGCCAACAGTGGATTCGGAGGGTTCATCGCCGGCCTGGCGGGGATGAACACCCAGAACTACCTCGCCCTCTCCTCGATCGAGCAGACGAACGATGCCCTGCACGAGCAGTGGGTCGCGATGAACCCGCTCCAGCAGGCGCAGGCCAAGGTCGCCGAGTGGTCGAAGACGCTGACCGACCGGATGCTCGACGAGTCGACGAGCGCTTCTGACCTCGAGGCGGCCAAGCGACGTCTGGCCTTCTGGCAGGCCGAGGGCGCCCGGCTGGCCGCCCAGGAAGAATCGGCGATCAAGGGCGTCACCCAGGCGATGGCCGACCAGGTCGACCAGGCCCGGTCCCGTGTCGACGCCGGCTTCGCTTACGAGCAGTCGCTGAACGGCATCGAGGACGCGCAGGCCAAGCTGAATGAGGTCCTGGCCGATGGCGAGTCCACGACCGAGGACGTGGAGCGGGCGCAGCTCGCCCTCAACCAGGCCTACGACGAGTCCGTCCAGGCCGCGGGCCGGATCGCCACGTCCAATCTGCCGGCGTCGATGGACGACACTCAGAAGGCGATCCTCGGGGCGAAGGGTGAACTCGACCGCCTCAACCAGTTGATCGCGCAGGGCGTGCAGCTGCCGCAGTCGATGGAGGACTACCGGCAGCAGCTCATCCAGATCACCGGCCAGGCGGACGGGGCGATGCTGGCGCAGGCGCAGCTCGCGGCCGCCGTCGGTGAGCTCGGCTTCGCCGTCGCCGCGGTACCGGGCGAGAAGTCGATCACGATCACGGCCCCCACGGACGAGTTGCGGCAGCGCCTCGCCGACCTCGGCTTCACTATCAAGGAGCTCCCGAACGGCGACATCGAGGTCGTCGCGGAGACCGACCAGGCCAGGGGCCACCTGACCGACCTGTCGACGCAGCTCACGGGCCTGGCGACGACGACCGCGACGCCGACGGTCGACGCGAACACGGACCCGGCGCTGGCCAAGATGGCCGACGCGATGAGCGTCCTCTTCGTGCTGTCGGGGCAGAAGCCGATGCCGGTCCTCGACCTGGACATCAACCCCTTCGCCGGGGCAACGGCGACTGCTACAGCGCAGATCGAGGAGCTCGACGGGCAGCGCCCGACGCCGGTGGCCGACGTCGACACGGCGCAGCTGAACGCGCACTACGGCGGTGCGATGAACGTGCTCGCAGTACTCGCCGGTCAGCGGCCGACGCCGTGGGCGAACCTCAATCCGAGCCCGTTGCTCGGTGGTGCGGACAACGCGACGCAGCGGCTCAACATCCTCGGCGCGCAGCGCCCGACACCGTCGGCGTTCCTCAACGACTACGCGAGCGGTGGGCTCGACAAGATCGCGGCCAAGCTCGCGGCGCTGCACGACAAAACGGTCACCGTCACCACGAAGGAACTGAAGGGGAAGGCCGGCGGCGGCCCGATCTTCGCTGCGACCGGCCGGATGGTCATTGGGCCGGGCGGGCCTACGGATGACCTGGTCCGCGCGGTCGGACCAGGGGGAACCGACTACCGGCTTTCCGCCGGCGAGTTCATCAACAACGCGATGACCGTCGGCGAGCAGGGTGGCGCCAAGTTCGCCGCCCTGAACTCGGGCCGGGCGGACATCGTCATGCGCGGGAACGTGGCCGGCGGCGGGCGGTTCGCTCCCGGATCGGGCGCCTCGACCGACGTCGACTACGTCACTTCCCAGCTGTTCGAGGCGATGACGGCCGGCATCAACGAAGGCGTCGACGTGGCCTCCCCGCAGCTCACCTCGTCGATCCTGCGTGCGACACCGACCATGACGGCCGCCGTCCGCAGCGCCAGCCCCAGCCTCACCGGCGCCATTCAGGCTGCCGCACCCACCATGACCCGCTCGGTTTCCGCGGCCGCACCGTTCATGACGCAGGCGGTCGTTGCCGCCGGACCGGCGCTGACGAACGCAGTGTCGGTCGCGGCCGGGTCGCTCAGCGACGCAGTGCGCAACGCCCTGCTCGCCGCTGGGTGGCGCGGAGACCCGACCGACGGCCAGGAGCGGCTCTACGCGCCGGCAGGCGGCGGTGGCGGCGGGTCGCAGTCCTTCATCTTCGACGAGGCCCGGCAGAACGACCCCGTGTACATGAACTGGTGGAACGGGCTGCTGGGTGCCGGGTGGAAGGGCAACCCGAATGACAGTCAGGAGCGGCTCTACTCGCCTTACGCCCGGGGCGGCCGATTCGGCGCCGGGCAGTTCCTCAAGGTCGGCGAGGAGGGCGAGGAATTCGTCCAGTTCGACCAGCCCGGCCGAGTGTTCTCGGCCGACAAGACCCGCGAGCTGGCCGCGGCCGGCGGGAAGTCGGTCGTCGTCCAGAACCTCACGGTGGAGCTGCAGGGCTTCGACATCCGGGACCGCGCCGAGATCCGCCGCTTCGCGCGTGCGCTCCGCGAGGAGCTCCTCAACGTGGACCGGGAGGACAGCTAGATGTGGGGCACGGTCACCATCGGCGGGATCGCCCTGCGCGAGACGAAGGTCGCCGACGAGGACGCCGACACGCTGAAGATCGTCGGGCAGGAGTCGCACCCGCCGTCCACCCGCGCGTTCGTCGAGGCCACCCACCGGAACGTGCTCGGGCTCCGCGACCAGGTCGTCCCGGTTACCTTCACCGACAAGCTCGAGCTGAGCGGCTTCTACCTGGTGGCTGACGTGCGGTCGGTGTTCACCCGCATCCAGGAGGGCGCGTATCAGACCGTCGACTGGGCGATCACCCTTCTGCGGCTGGGGTCGGGGCGCGATGTCGAGGTCGAGTCGCGGGTGCCGACCGTGGCCCGGTCGACGACGGTCGGCACCCCGCCGGCGGCGGTGTTCTGGCACGCCCCGGCCAGTGGGGCGACGTCCTACTTCACCGGTCCGACGGTGCCGGCGTCCTCGATCGGCCGGACGTCGGCCGACGGAGTACTGCAGGTGTTCCTCGGGATCCCGGCCGGGGTGTCACCGCGGTGGACGGTTCCTGCGGAGTCCTACATGAGCGGATCGGCGCGGATCCTGTTCGACGGCATCCGCAGGGCCGGCACGTTCACTCCCCCGCTGGTCGTCTGGCAGGTCGACAACGGGCTGGTGCGTCTGATGTCGGGCCCGTCCGGCGCGATCACGGTGTCCTGCTGGGACGCAGGCGCGTGGCGATCGCCGAAGTCGTACGCGTTCACGGTCAACGGGGTGGCGCTGACCTCTCAGCCGGAGCTGACCGTGCTGCGGAACACCCCGGAGGAGGTGGCCGTGCGCCTGTCCTACCCCGGCGCGCCGGGCCGGGTCCACGTGGACCTTTCCCTGCGCAGGGGCGCCCGTTTCGTCACCGGCGTTATGAAGCGTCATTCGTCCGCGACTCTGGGGGTCGCACGCACCGCGGCGGAGACCGCGAGCGTCGTCACCGGTGGCCTGCGGGCCAGTTCGGCCGACGCCGACGGGAACCGCTTCGTCCTGGGCTCCATGGTCACGGTCACCACCACGACGGCGACCGCGTCGATCGCCAAGGCGGCCGTGCTGCAACTGGACTTCTTCCTCGGCCACGAAGTCGACGCCGCCCCGCAGGCCGGCGACGCATTCGCTGACCTGTGGGCGCAGTACCGCGGCTCGACCGGCGAGCGCGTCCGAGTCGTGAGCCGCTGATGCCGTTCACGGAGACCCTCGAGGCGCTCGGCTCCTGGGAGCTGGAGCTGGCCGAGGAGACCCCCGATGAGCTGATCGCGCAGCTCGGCTACTACGGGCACATGGTCGTCGTCGACGGCCAGGTCGACGTCGACACCACCGGCAACGGCCTGCTCGCTGCCGCCCGCTACGTCGGGGTGTGCCGGGCCCGGTCGAACCCCAGCACCTTCACGCGCGGCGGATCCGGGCTGCTCTTCTGGATCAGCGACGAGGACGGCAAGGGCCACACGCTCGAGAGCACAATCACGCTGACCAACGCCACCCTCGCCCAGGTGGTCACCGCGCTGATGCCGCCGACGGTCACCATCGGCACCGTCTTCCCCCAGGCCGTCCCCGCGACCCGCTACACCGGGACGCACGTCTTCCAGTCTCGGCGGGATGCGCTGCGCATCGCTCTGGCCCCGTTCGGCGCCGAGCTCCGCGTGAACCCCAACTTCACCGTCGACGTCGGCACGCCAGGGCAGCTGTACGACACCGCGCTGCCGCTGACGACGAAGCCGTCCCCGATGATCGTGCGCCGCGGCGCGGGCTCGGACCTCGACCTGGTCGCGGTCGGCGGGAAGGTGGAGACCGAGGGCGCCGTCTACGACTACACGACGAAGGCGACGCTGCTCGGGCAGACCATCGGCGTCGGTGACGAGCCGGACACCGTCTTCGCCGTCGGCTCGGCCAGCGCCCCCTCGGTGCCGTGGAAGGACCCGCAGGGCAGCACGGTGAAGTTCGTACGCCTCATCTCCGAGTCCGGTGAGACCTCGGGGACGGTGGCCGCCAGGGCGCAGCTGCAGCTCAACCGGTTCAGCCGGGAGACGGCCGCGATCAAGGTGACCGCGGCCGACTACGAGATCAGCGGCGGGTTCGGTGTCGGCGACGCGAGCTACGTCTACGACCCCGACTCCGGGATCCTCGACACCGCAGTCGAGCGGCTCTTCCGCGGGCAGCCGATCCACCCGGCGATCGTCCGGGTCTCCTCCATCAGCTCCCCGATCGTCGAGGGCATGACGATCGCCTGGCGCACGGACACCGGCGTCTGGCTGGACCTGACCCGGTGGGTCGTCTGGGAGTCGGCCGGCTCCCGGGAGATCACCGTCGGGGACCTGCCGAAGACCCTGTCCCGTCCGTCGGACCCGATCGCTGACCGGGTCGACGCCGCGCGCGGGAAGCCGTCGACGAAGGTCCCGAAGGCGCCGACCGGGCTGACGCTGTCGACGTCGTCGGCGATCAACCCGAAGGGCACCGACTCGGCCACGATCACCGCGTCCTGGTCAGCGGTCACCCAGTACACCGACAACACGACCGTGGCGCTGCACCACTACGAGGTGCAGTTCCGGCCGACATACCGCGCCCCGCAGTGGCTCGGCAACGCGCTGACCGACGCCACCACCGTCGACCTCGCCGTGGTCGCCGCCCTGGGCTACGACGTGCAGGTCCGCGCCGTGTCCACCGGCGGCGTCGCGAGCGCCTGGACGTCGACGTCGTCGATCACCTCGGCGGCGGACTCCACCGGACCGGCCGCGCCGGCGGACCCGGTGCTCACGCAGTCCCTCGGCCAGATCCGTGTCCGCTACCCCGGGACCACGAGCGTCGGCGGGGCGATGCCGGCCGACGCGAACCGTGTCGACGTCGAGGTCGCGGCGGCGGGATCCGGCGGCCCGTTCGTCGTCGAGTCCTCACTCAACCCGTTCGTGGAGGGCATCCACCGTGTCGGTGGCACCCCCGGTCAGACGCGGTGGGTGCGGCTGCGGGCCTACGACCACAACGGGAACGGGTCCGCGTACTCGGCGACGGTGTCGGCGGTGATCCCGCAGGTCAACGACGGCGAGATCGGAAGCCTGTCGGTCGGGAAGCTCACCGCCGGCACGATGGCCGCCGACGTCGTCATGGCCGGCCGGTTCACCACGGCGCTCACCGGTCAGCGGCGGGAGATGAACGCGATCGGTTGGCAGGCGTTCGACGCCCTGAACGCGCTGACCGTGAACATCGACGGCGTCAACAACCTGCTGACCGGCATCTTCAAGACCGCGCTGAGCGGCCGCCGCATCGAGATCGGCGCCGCCGGCACCACCGGCAAGGTCCAGTTTTTCGCACCGGACGGCACCGAGGGCTACGTCCGAGGGTTCACGGCGACCTCGGGCGTCGAGGCCATGCAGATGCAGATCCCCATCGCCGGCGCAGGCGCGGACTGGAACTCGGTCATCGTGAACAGCGTCGAACAGGTGACGCTGGTCGGCAAGAACGTCGTCGCCTACATCGGCGGCGCCGCCACGGGCACCCGGACGTTCACGATCTTCTACGCGCCCGACAAGGCGAACACATCCACCGGCATCCAGACCCTCTACCAGGCCACGCCGCTGTCCCACACGTTCGTCATCCCCAACGGCGGGGACTTCTTCATCAACGAGCAGACCATGACCCGCCTGTGGATGGACGCTGGCGGCGGGAACTTCGTCTACCACGCGCAGGGGCAAGCCACCAGCATCGTGCAGCGGAACACCGACGGCAGCCTCCACAACCGATTCTTCGTCGACGACAACGACGTCACCTTTCTGTGGCCCGGCTCCATCTCCAAGATCACGGTAAACCCGCCGGACTTCGCGCCGTTCAACTCGGCGCGCATGCAATTCGTCAACGGCAACAGCTTCGGCGGCTACCTGAAGCTGTACTACGACGGCACGGGGGCGATCGGCCTGCACAGCCGCAACGGCACCGACACCGGCTGGCAGGCCTTCTTCGCGAGCGCATTCACGGTCTCCTCCGACGCCCGCCTGAAGGAGGAGATGACGGACGCCACCGGCGACTTCCTCTCAGACGTCATGACCACGCGGGTCAAGCGGTACCGGCGCAAGCCGGACGCCGAGGGCCGCAACATGCCGGTGGAGATCGGACTGGACGCGGGCGAGGCGCCGCCACAGATCGTCGTCAAGACGATCGACGACATGGGCGCCGTCGACCTGTACCAGTACACGGCTCTGCTGCACGCAGCGCTGCAGCAGTTCGTGACCGAGGTGCGCGGCGGTCCCGCGGCGCCCAAGAGGGCGAAGGGGGCGGTGCTGTGAGCCTGCGATCCGACGGCCAATACCGGTGCGATAAGTGCGGGGTCGATGTCGGCAACGGCGGCGTGCAGTCGGGCGCCGTCATCTCCACCGTGCAGCGCGACGACCCGGTCCGCCCGGTCGTCTACCACCTGTGCCGCGAGCCCCGCGAGGGCGCCCCGTACGGCTGCGAGGGGCAAACCTTCGGCCCCGCGACCTTGGCGAACTACACCGAGACGAGGACCCCCCAGACATGACCAGTCCGAACCCGCAGGCCGACTTCGAGCGCATCGTCACCCGCATCGCGCAGCGCTCCGCCGACAACGCCAGTCGTGGCAACGCAGACCTCGCCTGCCAGCTCGCCCTGGCGCAGGAGACGATGGAGGGCCAAGCCGCGGCACTGGCCGACAGGGACCAGGCGCTGACCGACAAGGACGCTGAGCTCGCCCGCGCCCACCAGGTCGCCGACGAGCTGCGGGCCCGCATCGCCGGGCTCGAGGCGAAGTCCGCCGGCGGCGACGAGGAACCTCCGACCGCCTGACCCCTGCTCGACCGCCCCGCCCGCCCCGCCCGCTCCACCCCGCGCCCCTCCCGGGCAGCGGGGCCTGACCCATGCCAGGAGGTGCCGTGGAAACCGATCACGACGAAGAGCTGCCGGTCCTCGACCAGCCACCGGCGTCCGGCGTGTTCGTCGACCACGACGACGAGCCGCTCACCGACGACGACGTCGAGCTCGGCAATGCGCTCGGCGAGGCCATCGACGTCGACGACGACGACGACCGGGACGGGGGCCTCCTGTGACCGCAGCCGCCGCACAGGCCGCCGCACAGCAGCTGCGCACCGCGCTGCTCGACAACGGCGTGCAGCGGGTGTCGATCGAGCTGCAGCCCGGCGTCGGCCCGAAAGCCGACCCGTGGGGGGTTGCGCCGTTCGTCCGCGGCCTCGGCCACCACATCGCCTCCTACCCCACCCAGGGAGCCACGCCCGGGCTCGGCGTCGTCAAGGGCGGACGGAAAGGCGCCAGCCCACTGCAGGGGCCGCTGGCGAACTGCTACGGCGGATTCGACCTCACCGCCCGCATCATCACGCTCGGCTGGGCCAACCACCCCGGCGCCGGCGGCCCATGGTCCGTGCCCGGCTGGGGAACTGTGCCGCTCGACAACGGCCGCCCGTACATCCTCGGCTGGGAGTTCGAGGGCGGCTACCTCGAATACACCGACGAGATGCACGACTTCATGGCCCGCTGCGGTGCCGGCACCCTCGAATGGCTCGGCTGGCTGAACGGCCGCGAGCCCGCCCCGCTGGAGTGCTTCGGCGAGCACAAGGACCCATGGGCGCCCGGCCGAAAGATCGACCGCATCGGCTACACCGCGAAGTCCGGTCGCGCCCGCATCGCCGCTGTCCGCGGCAAGAAGCCCACCCAGTCCGAGGAGGACGACAGCATGAAGTTCAAGGCCTTCCGCTCCGACCCCAAGAACGGCGGCACCGGCGCGATCGCCCTGGCCGCGTTCGGCATCTGGTACCTCGTGCCCAACCCCGACTACTACAACCTGCTGATCTCCGACGAGGTGTGCACCCCGTACCGGAACGTCGCCCCGAACGTCTTCGACTACTACCGGGTGCTCTACCAGCTGTCGGAGATCAACGACACGGAGATGGCCGCCGTGCTGTCGAAGCTGTCCGCCGACGAAGCCGCCCGCGCCGCGGCGTCCTGACCCAGTCCATGCCGTCGACGCTGACCGAAGCAGCCCGGCCGCTCGACTCCGCTCGCGACAACCCCTTCGAGCTGTTCGTCCTCTACCTCGGCCTGCTCGTCGGCGCACCGCTGCTGTTCGGGGCGCCGACCCCCGGGTCGACCGCCGAGCTGCTCGGAGTCTTCTGGGGACGCGTGTGGGCGTGGCTGCTCGTCGGCGGCTGCCTCATCGCCCTGACCGGCGCCTGGTGGACATGGTGGTGCTGGTGCGGCCGCTGGTGGCCGCGCATCAAGCCGGTCGCATCCACGGGGCTGCTGATCGAGCAGCTCGGGCTCATCGCCGTCGGCTTCGGCACGGTCATCTACGCCATCGGCGTCATCGCGGCCGGCGGCGACAGTGGCCGCTACGTTCCGGCGGGGCTCGTCGCCAGCCTGGGGCTGGCATCGCTGTGGAGGGCCCGCCGGATCCGCCGCTGGGCGAAGGCGGTCCTTCATGCCGCTGGGTGACTACATCGGCCCGATGCTGACCTCCGGCGCCGTGTTCTCCGTCGTCACCGTCGCCGTCCAGAACTTCTCTCAGCGCCGCAAGCTCGGCGCCGAGACGGAGAAGACCGACGCCGACACCGCCGACATCCTGTCGAAGACCGCACTGGCACTCGTCGAGCCCCTCGGCAAGCGCATCAAGGAACTCGAGGAGCAGCTCGACCGCGTGCAGCAGAAGGCCGAGAGCCTGGAGCAACAGCTCGACGAGTGCAGGACCAGTAACCGTGCGAAGGACGAGCAGATCTGGATGCTCCGACGCACCCGCGCATCGAACGAGAGGGAGCTTCCGTGATCACCTACACCGGATTCACGTGGGTCCAGCTGCTGACCTTCGCGGTGTCCGCCGTCCTGCCGGCACTCGTCGCGCTCATCACGAAGAGGATGGCCGCCCCCGCCCTGAAGGCGGTGACGCTGCTGTTCCTGGCGGCGCTCACCGGCTTGCTGTCCGAGCTGCTCGACGCCCTGGTGACGGCGCTGCCGTTCGACTTCGGGACCGCGGCCGCGAACTGGCTGATGGCGTTCATCGTCGCGGTGGCAGCGCACTACGGGCTGCTGAAGCCACTGAAGATGACCGGGTCGCAGGGGGCGATCGCGACGGCCGTGCCGGGCGGTCTCGGCGCCGACGACCCCGGCCGGCACTCCGTCGACGCGATTGTGGCGCGGCTGCAGGCGGAGCGGCGCTCCGGCTAGCCCGTCACAGAAGAGGCCCCCGGCTGCTGCCCTTCACGGGTGGCGGTCGGGGGCCTCTTCGTCGTGAGCAGGCGAAGCGGTCAGCCGGCACCGAATGAGCAAGCTGCCCGGTCACTCCCACGCTGCGAGAGGACACGGCCGGTCTCGTCGACGATCACGATGTCAGAGCTCGGCTCGCCGTTGCCCTCGTCGTACAGCCACTCGCCGATCCAGCCGCAGTAGTCCATCGCCGCGGTCTCAGTGCCGTCCTCACCGAGCCGCACCTCGACGTTCCCGCCTTCGATACTGATCTCGCCGTTGCGGAGGGCTCGGTATTCGCCGACGCCTTCGTAGTGGTCTGACAGGTAGGAGGTCAGGTCGTCGGCGCTGGCTCCACCGCAAGCAGACAGGAGCAGAACGACCGCCGAACCGATGGCTGTGCTGCGCATCTTCTTCCCGCCCCGTCGTTGGTGGGACGGGACGGTACCGGATCACACGGGCGGCTGCGAGATCTCCTCTCGCGATGCAGGGCGGTCACAGACCAGCCGGACCCCGAGGCACAGGCCGGCGATCGTCGGGCAACCGGCCTCCCACGTGGCGCGGCCCATGTGCAAGAGAGTTGAGTCGCTGTCGCCGTTGAAGTTCGTCCGGTCTCCGACCCCCAGATGGTCGGCGTAGGCCTGGGCGTCGTCGTAGCAGCCAAACCACGCCTGAATGCCGGCCGGTATCTCGTCGCGCCAGAGTTCGAATGTCAGCGTGCGAGGTGTGACTCCCAGACGATCAAGGTCCGCCAGCACCTCGGCGGCGATGAGACGGATCGCGGTCGTCCCCGCGATCTGCCTCTTGGGTGATTCGATGACGGCGGTCATGACGCGGTCCTCTCGGGGGTGGATGGGCCGGCGGGGGCAGGGCCGACCATGGGGAGCCGGTTGATGGCGGCGTGCTGGGCTTCGGCGGCGACGAGCGTGTAGATCGCGACGGTGTTCAGGGAGGCGTGGCGCAGCAGCTCCTGCGTCTCCCGGGCGTTCGCGCCCGAGCGCATCAGCTCCGTGCCGAACCAGTGCCGCAAGCTGTGCGCCGTGCCCGGGATATCGCAGCGCCGCATTGCCCGGGAGATGACCGCCGAAAGGGAGTCGCGGCGGATCGGCCGGCCGGGACGCTTCGGCGACGGGAACCAGTAGCCGCGTCGCGGGTACCGCCGTGCCTCGGTGGCGATCACGGGGTGCAGGGGCAGCCACTTCTCCACGCCGCCCTTGCCGACGACGCGCAGTCGCTGGCCGACGAAGTCGACGTCCTCGCCACGAACCTTCGCCGCTTCGTGGACGCGGAGGCCTTCGTAGGCACAGAGGAGGACCGCTGTGCGGGTACGCCGGCGGATGCCGGACGCCAGGAGCACCTCGACGTGGCCAGTGGCCACGGGATGCGGTTCGCGGCGAGGTGCCCGCGGGCGGCGCAGTCCGTCGAGCGGGTTGTCGGTGCGGCGGCCGGTCGCCAGCAACCAGCGGTGCCATGCCTGCAGCGCCGAGTAGTAGGTCTGCCGGGTGGAGGCGGACGGGAGGCCGGCGAGGTAGTCGATCAGCTCGATGGTGCTGAGCCGGTCGGGGCCGGCGTCGACCCATCGGGCAGCGCGGAGGACGACCCGCGGCCACTCGGTGATCGTCCGCTTCGAGAGGCCTTCGGCTCTCAT